TCAAATCAAGTCTCTTAAAAACTGTTCAGATTTTTGCTTATTCTTACTCCTGTTTTCTTTAGTTGAGGATGCATACTCATATGATTGGGTGATTTCTTTATGTCCAAGCTGCGACTTGATATAAATTGGATCAGCTTCAGCCATAATTAGAAAATCCGATTTAGCATGACGGAATGAATGACTCGATATCCTTTTTATCTCTGCTAGTTCACATGTTTCTTTGATGTACTTGTCTACAGCAGATACAGAGATGGGCCACATATCTATATTGCTAACAAATAATAAATCTTGTGGGTTCCTGATTTTTCTGGATAAAACGGCTTCTTTTTGCTTAGTATGATAACTCCTGAGATAAGAAAAGAGGGTTTTAGGAACGTCCAGGTCTCTAATGCCAGCATCGGATTTCGGAGGACCAAAACGCTTCACACCGCCATCTGTTTTATAGGCTCGTACGATAGAAATTGTTTCATCATCTTCATTTAAATGTTCCCATCCCAACGCTGCAATTTCTTGATAACGGCAGCCAGTGTACATTTGTGTCAAAATGAAATATTTACTTGTTGTATCTTCTCTAGAAAGCAAAGCCTCTTTGAATTTTTTCATATCTTCAAAAGAGATAGTTTTTTCAGATAAATGGACTGCTTTCTGACCAACTATTTTTATGTTTCTGGTAGGGTTAGAATGGATGTATTGCATGTCCAATGCTTCGATAAACATAGATTTAGCGATAGCATGTCTATTCTCCACAGTTTCTACCGCTAACCCTCTTTCATTTACGTTTCCAGGTTCTGCTAACCAGTTGATCCACTTTTGATAATTAAGCTTGGTTACTCCACGAAGAGTCTGCTTTTCCCCAAAGAAAGCTTCAAGGTTTTTTCTTGTTATATTGATTTTCTGCATTCTCCCAGCAGAAACTTTCCCTTTCTTAAAGGTATCTACCCAAGTATCATAGAAGTCTAATAACTTGATATCATGTAGAACTTCTCCTTTCATAATCTTTGATTGAAAGTCTATATATGCTTCGTTCAAATCCTTTTTTGTTGATTTGGTTATCATTTTGTCTTTCCATTCACTGGTAAGTGGATCTTTGTACTTAAACCGAATTCTCCACTTTCCATTTTTCAATTTAACTGGTTCCGCCATTAACAAGCATTCCTTTCTGATTTTTATCAAAATATTCAAATTTGCTCATGAGTCAACAGATAGTTATACACAATTTCTGTTAATAAATCTGATTTTTTGTTGATAAGTCAAACGTATGTTCTTTTTTTCTGCAAAAGAAAAGCCCTTAGGCTGTTCTTGTGGTATAATTGGATTAGTATAAAACCATCCAATGTGAGGTGCCAATATGACTGATAATCAAAAAATAATCGAATTGGAAAATAAAGTAAAAACATTGGAGTTTCAACAGAAACAGTTGATCAGAATTGTATTACATAAGACACCCATCTGGGCAAAAGAACCACTAAATGCAGCGGAATCAGTCGGTCTAGTAGAGTTACCCTACATGGGAGTTGATAGCAATGGATCTTACGATTTTTATCGCATACTTGACTTACTTTATAAAAAAGGATTACTCTAACAAAGATTTAAAAGCATCAAGTATCTCATCTATAGAGTTTATTCTTGTATCTAATGCTAGCCTATTAGATAAAGAGGGACTCTTTTTGTCTATTTCTTCTTTTGTAACATTATGCCAAAGTGGTAAAACCATCTGTCTTCCAGTAGAACTCTCCTTGTTAAGGATTCCATCTAATTCATAACCTGTCCAGTACTTCTCAATATATTTTGAAGATAGAACTACTATTCCGAACTTTGATTTTGCAAGCCCTTCATCTATAGATTGACGTATTGATTGCCCCCAACCAATGCTGCTTATATCTCTCCAGATTGAAAAATCAGCATTTTTAAAAGATCGTTCTAATTTATCAACATATTCTGAATCCTCAGATGCATAAGAAATGAAAATATCAAATTCTTTATCACTTAAAGAGGGATCAGTAAGTATTCCAGATTGAACTACTTTTATCTCTTCCTGTTGGATTTGTTTCATTTCAATTATTTGTCTATCATACGAACGTTTCAAATCTTTTTGATACTTTTCGTTTTCTTCGGTTCTTGCTTTACTGAGTTTCACTTGCGTATCTCCGAGTTCTCTTCTCTTTTTTGCAATCTTCCCTGAAATATCAGCAACTTTACTCTTTGCACTAACAGATTTTTTTGTTTCTGATTCAATTGTGCGCTGTTTGGAACGAATAGTGGAAGCTACTTTTGAACGACTAATAGTAGCTTGGCAATCAGCAACTTTTTTGTCTGCATCCGAAGCTTTCTTTTGTTCACTTGCTAGATTTTTTTCTAATCGATTTATATCGTTCAGTAAAGTTTTTTCCTTTTGTTGTAATGAACTTATTGACATATATAAACTCCTTTCATACCGTGCATGCACGGTTATTTTTATTCCCCGAATCGTAATCGAACCGGCCGCACCAGGAGGGGAGAGAACCTTAATCCATCATCCATAGTGAAAACGACATAATTACTACACCGAGAATGGTGAAGAGAATGCCTATGAGGAACAGCTTTCCTCTTTTTAAGTGAAAATCCCAATTCTTTACTGATATTGAATTTCCCAATCCGCAAACGAGGAAAAGTATACCAGATATAAAGAAAAGAATATTTCCGTAATTTATCAAAGCTATTCCTCCTAAAACACCGGGTCTAAATTATCTGATCTTTTGAAGGGCCAAAAGAAAACCTAAAGTTACATTCTCTAGAAATCATCCCAGTTGTCTTCTTCAGATTCAATGTCACTTAACTCATTTTCTTGATTACCAAAATCAGTTTTGGTGTTACGTTTAGTCCCCAATCTGATTAAACTGACAATTACAATTATTAAAAGAGCAATTCCTGCAGCGATTGGGAAGAAGGGGGCAAGAATCGGTAATACCAAAGCGGCAACTAGCAATGTCCAGCAACCACACCCAGACTTTTGTTCACCCTCATATCGTTTTCCATTTGAATAGTGTGATTTTGAAGCATTCTTCCGATTGCTTGAAGATCCAAAACTTGTAACTGATTTGGTGGTTTTGCTGTAAGCTTTATTGTAAGCAGCTTTCTTCGGATTATTTACCCAACCAGCACCTTTTTTGCCATACACAGGATTTACTGAACTTTTCACTTTACGTTTAACTTTACCAGTTGTACGTGCCTTAACAGATTTTTTTATGCTGGGCTTTCTTATTCCAACTTTGACCATTTCTTCCTCCTATGCAAACAATATTAGTAACATTTCTCGCAGGGAGTTAATCCCATCGATTTGGCACCCTCTAATGAAATTTCACTGTAAGTACCATTGCCACATTCTCTGGAGTGATATTTACTTCCAGTTCCAGTAATTAAAACGGTCTGATTTTGTTCAGCAACTACTTGGTTTTTATCTAATTCAGCTAGATGTTGTTCCATTCCTTCAGCTTGCTGAGTTAACTCATTCTCAGCTCGGCTTAATTCTTCGAAAGTCAAAAGACCGTCATTATTGTAATCCGCTTGAGATGTTTCTTCTTTAATGACTTGTTCTCCATTGGGAAGAATCCTCAGGACAGTACACTGATGACCATGAGGAGAGGTTAGGACTTGACCTATTCTTGGATCCTGTTCAGGCATAGACTCTTCCTGACGATCACTACTTATACTAGCTTCTACTGGCGTGTTCGAAGACGGTTCAACACTTTGTATTGTTGATTTGGATTCACTGATTGAGGATTCAGTAGAAAGAGACGTTTTCGTTTCATTAGGTTTCTTTTTAACAATTTTTTCCGATGTTGTGTTCGATTTTTCAGAACTTTTACTTTCATCATTTTTATTTCCGCACCCAGTGAAAATAAATATGCAACTGAATGCCACCCACACCTTCAGCATCTTTTTCATAATAATCTCCTCCTCATTCACTTTTTTACATTTTATCTGTAGGTATAATACCGTATAGAGAAATACTGCGAAGGATCACATTTATTTTTTCTGTGTCTTTGAAAAAGATATACCGAGTAAAAGAAAAAATCGAAGTCTAAAATTGTTAGATAGTCGCAGTTGTTTTGTACGAATTAATATTCCTGTTTTTATTTGTTGTCCTTCATGTAATCTCTAAAGTCCTTTTCGTTAAGTAGTTTTACTTCCCATGAAATCGGATCCCAGTTATCAGAAAAAATAACTTTATCTCCATCTTTCAAAACAAAACGTCTTTTTTCACCGATTTCTTCTAACATCTCGAAAGAATAATCTACATCTTCACCATCAGAACTGTCAGTAGTCTGTTCTTCACTAATTACATCAATTGAAACATAACCGTTTTGGTTTTCATCATCAGAACCATACTGCATATCAGTAAGAACAGCATAATACGCACCAGGTTCGATGTCAGTTCCTACAATATAGTCTCCCCCAGCTAAAATATCAGTGGATACAGCATTATCATTTGTTTTTTCTTTTGTTAAATTTTTACTGCTTTTATCTGATTCAAATGTACTTGTTTCTGTCTTATCATCGGTGCTCGCTTCTTTCTGATTATTGGGGGAACTACACCCAGATAGTAAAAATAGACAACTTAATCCAACATAAAATCCAATAACAATTTTCTTCATACAAACTCCTCCATTTTTTTGAATTTACATTTTATCTGTAGGTATAATACCGTACAGGAAAACACCATGAATAATTACATCTACTTCATCCTCATCCTTTACATACTCCCAAGGAGCATGAAACTTTGAATAAGAAAGGGGAGTGAACTTGATCCCGTTTTCTGTATGGGCTACTTGTTTAAGAGTAGCATCATCCCCGTTTATAGTAACTGCGCAGATATCCCCGTCTTCCCAATCAAGACACTTGTGTATTATTGCAATAGAGCCTTCTGGAATAATTCTATTCATTGAATCTCCTAAAACACGTAAAGCAAAGATATCTTCTCTACCATATCGTTTTATCACAGAAGGCTGAATAGCAATAGAGCCTTCGTAATCGCTAACTAATCCAGCAGGAGAGGATGCAGCAATACGCCCCAAAATTGGAATTGTGTAATCCTCTGGAATTTCGCCGGATATTGATACTTCGTTGCCTATTTTCCTATCGTAAGAATCAAGATAGCCAGCTAGTTTCAAAAGCTGAGGGTAAGTAGTTTGTTCGGGATAAGCATTTGCTATTCTTTTTAAAATGTCCGCAGAAGGTTCAACTGGTTTTCCAGTTCGTGGATCCTGTCCGGTAATTAAGTATCTAAGATAATTATGACTTACACCAGTTCTATCAGCCATTTTCCTGTAGGAATCATTAGCTTTCAATTGTAAAAGTTTACTACTTAATGTGGGCATAATAAGCCTCCGTTCGTAATTCCTATAGTACACATTGTAATGCTAGAGTTACAAAAAAGATATGAATTTTCAGTAAAACATACTGTACAAAGTGTAATTCATGTGTTACTATATCTTTATTGATAAGAGAGGAGGAGCAACGATGAGAAATAATTTGAAAAAAATAATGCAAGTTACAAATATGAATCAAACTCAATTAGCAGAAAAAACAGGTCTTTCTCGGCAGTTCATTAATAAACTTGTTAATGAAAAGTCTGGAATCAATCCTCAACAAAGTTCTATGGAGGCCATTGCTGATGTTACGGGATTTTCTGTTTATGATATTTTTTTTAACAACGATGTACAACTTGTGTTACAAAACATCAACATTGAATCCAAGGAGGTGGTCTAATGTCAAGTAGTCCTGCACCAAACAAAAAAGACAAGAGAAATCCAATGGCACAAAAGGATATGGACAACAAAATAAACTACAACGCTGTTATTGATGATTTAGTTTTCTTAGGTTATGAATTAGCTCAAACCATGTTGAAAGATGATTCTCTAAGTGAACACACAGAGGGAGTAGCTCTCATTAAAATTGATGAGAGAAACCCAGAAAAGCTAGCAGCAATCTCTGGGTTTATTGAAGCAATAGTAAAAGCGGCTAAAAACTAGTTGTCGGATTGATCTTTAGCTTTGACTTTTTCTATTGCTTCTGTCCACTCTTTTAATAATTTTGCTACACCTTCAGCGTTTACCTTTGTGAGCCTACCGCTCGCTAGATAGCCGCTTAATAATGTTGCAGCCAATTCTTCAGATGTTTTAGACATAATTTTTCACCTCCTGAAAAAATCATATCAGAGGTAAAAACGAACATAAAGAGAACAGGAGGTGAAGATATGAAAGATAAACCACAAATGATTAAAACCATGATTGACAACAAATTTTTAAGTCAATATACCGAAATGCTAATTCCCGCTATATCAAGAAAGTTCGGAGTTAAGCCAGGAATAGAAGGTTCATTGTTTTCTGATACGAACAGTGTAGATGACATGTTTATTCTATTTTTATCAACTGACGAGGTTGCGTCTGACATTTTAGAATTTGTTGATTCTAAATGGGAATTTATCGGTGTTCCCGAACTGATCAATTAGTACGATCATTTCTAACATCTATTTTAAGGCTTTGAACCATCTGAATAAAAGATGGTCAAATCAGAACAAAGGAGGGAAATCGTGATATCAACAGTTTCAAGAAAGCTAAAGAAGGCTTTGATTGTATGGCTACTTAAAAGCAATGTGTCAAAACGAGATTTAGCAAAAGCTCTAGGAGTTTCCAGACAATCGCCAACAGATTGGACTAAAGAAGAACCAACCAATGTGACGCCTGAAAACGGGGTAAGAATTGCAGAATATGCAAACGATACAGATTTAACCATGAGTATTGTATATAAGTTTTTTGGCATTTTTAGACCGATGGATGGCGATGTATACAAACGGGATCTTTCTGCTAGTGATGACCTGCAGGAGCTAGAGGAAGAAGAAAGAGACGAGGCTAAGAAGCTAGCTAGAAGAGTTCTTTGCAAGGAAGTGCGTTGCTTGACTTCCAAAGACCACAACCTATTAATCAAGTTAGCAAAAGAACAAGCCGAGGTAATTTTTGCAGGAACTCAATTTTTAAATGCTTTATGCGAGGTTGAAAACATATCAATCATGGATTTGTTCTCGATGTTTATGAACGATTGGCAAAATGCCGGATATTTTGGAGGTGATGACTAATGAATATGTCAACATTTGCTGAAAAGAAAACGCAACGATTGGCCAGAACAATCTCAGATAACTTGTCTTGGTATATGAATATTACAGTGAGAGTTAGTAACAAAGAGCTCGCTAAGAAAAGTGGAGTTTCTGAGTCGACGATAAGCCAGATAAAGAATGATATCGAAGGCAAACAAAGACCTGATTTAACAACTTTAACAAAACTGTCTTTAGCATTAGGAATTGATTTTATTGAGTTGGTAACTGAGAAAAAGATTGTTAAAGCAAAGGAGGCCTAACATGAGAAACCTAAAAATAATACGAGGCTTTGGAATGGCATTTTTAGTTGGAGCAGTTCTGACGAGTAAAATGATTACTACCGTTCCCACAAACGTTGCTTTAGCGATCGTGAGCAGCATTGCTGCTGTGATTATAGTACCAACTCAGATGATTTCTATTGATAAGGAATACGAAGAAGAAAAAAAGAAACGCCTGAACCGCCGGCAAGCTTAGTTCAGACGCAAAAAATATTTATTTATCTAGGAGGATTATACCATGGAAACAACAGAGTTATCAACAAAGCTTCAATATAGAGTCAACTACACACCAAGTGAAATTGTAATAGAAAATGAGGAACAATTGGCATCCATCGTCGAAAAATTAGTTTCTACTTATGGAAGTCTAGTTTACACAGATGATAATATTCCTGAAGCTAAAGAAGCTAAAGCTTCTTTGAATAAAGTCAAAAAGGTTCTAGAAGATCAGCGGAAAGATGTGAAGAAAAAATATAACGAACCATTAAAACTGTTCGAAAGTCGTATTAAGTCTTATGTAGAGAAGATCGATTTAGTAAAAGACGAAATTGATTTAGGTATTAAGGACTTTGATGAACGGGAAAGACTGAAGCGTGAAGAAATTCTAAATGAAACAATTTCAGCTATGGCTCCAAATTATGAAATAGCAGTAGAAGAATTGGAGATTGATCCTTCATGGACCAACAAAACAAACTTCACTAAAAAGGGTGAAGTAAATAGTAAAACTGTAAAAGCTATTGCTGACAAAATGGGATTTATTTCTTTAGAGACAAAAAGAATTGAAGGCGATAAGAAAACTGTTCAGACATTTGCTGAGTTAAATGGATTAGAACCATATGCTTGGGAAAACTTAATTGCTCAAGGGCATGGAGTCAATGAAGTATTAGAACGGATGAAGCAAGCAGTTGAACAAAAGAAACTAGATGAAGAAGAAAAGATCCGTAAAGAAATAGCTGAAAAAGAGTATCAAGAGGCTATGAAAAAAATGGAAGAAGAGCGACACCAAACAATTGAGGATAAGGTGATTGATTTAGAAACTGGTGAAGTCATCGAAGAAAAACTTGAAGACGAAATCCTCAAGTTTACGCTTGAAATTAGCGGACCAAAATCAAAACTTCATGCACTGAACCAGTATATGACTGATCAAGGGATTGAATTTCGGAAAGTGGTGATCACTAATGACTAATGAAGTAAGTACGCATAGCAACACTACTTTGAGCTTAGTTGCAAACACTAATTTAGAGCAAGTGTCGAATCAGCTTAAAGCGATTGATAACTTTCAAATGGTTGTTCAAAAAACTCTAAGAGTTGATCAAGATTATGGAACTATACCAGGGACAAATAAGCCCACTTTATTAAAACCTGGTGCTGAAAAAATTCTTATGCTGATGGGGTTAACCAGTGAATATGAAATCGTAGATAAGGTTGAAAATTATACGGAGGGATTCTTCGCATATACTGTCAAATCTTCTCTATACAAAGATGGGTTGCTGATTACCGAGGGATTTGGCAGCGCAAATACAAAAGAAACCCGATATCGTCAGAACGAATGGAATGAAGCAGAGCATAAAAAGATATGGAATGGTGGCTATCAAGATCCGTACACCTTAGTAAACACTGTTTTAAAAATGGCCAAAAAGCGTGCACAAGTCGATGCTGCTTTAACTGTAGGTTCATTGTCTAACGTATTCACACAAGACATAGAGGATATGAAAGAGTTGCTCGATAAAGAGCAGATGGAAACAATGAACGATAAAGATGCCAATAACATGAAAATTACTTTTGGTAAGTATAAAGGTCAAACTTTAGTTGAAGTGTTGAAAAAAGATAGGAGTTACATTGAATGGATTTCCAAAAATGCCAAGCAGGATTCTTTAAAGAAAGCTGCATCAATGCTTCTAGAAGGGAAAAATGATCCTAAAAGCTTTAGTAATAGTAAAAATAATGATGAAGTGAAATCAATTTCTAAAGAGCAAATAGGTGAGATTAATAATCTTGCAAGCATTATTGGTGCAGCCAATGAATTGAAACCAGAAGAAGTAATAAAAGCCTATAAAATTGATGATCTTGCTTTAATTGATCATAAAACAGCACTGGATCTCATCAAAAGATTGACCTCTAAACTTGACTCGGCGATGGAAAAACAATCGCAAGAATTCGAACAGGAAGAATTGTTCAATAGTTCCAAACCGCCATTGTCAGGCAGAGAAATAGATATTAGTGACGACGATTTACCATTTTAGAAAGAGGGAGAGTACTCCTTCTCAAACAGAAATAGAAAGGAGGTCGCATTTTGGACTATATCAGACAGATTAATGCTTTTGAGAATTTGAATGAGTATAACGAAATCGGGCCTGGGGCACAGTTGCTTTGGTACAAGCTGATGCGAGTAGCAAACCTGAGCGGTTGGCAGAATGAGTTATCTATTTCAAATACAAGGCTACAATCAATGACTAAAACGTCTGAAAAAACATTGATTAATAATCGAAATCAACTAATCCAAACTGGACTCCTTCAATACAAAAAAAGAGGTCGAACGAAAGCTGGAATTTATATACTGACTGATTTAACTGGAAAATTTCCAGCAAAAACTACAGTAAATAATATAGCTACTGGAAATTTTACAGTAGATTCTACAGTAAATAGGAAAGTAAATCCTTCAGTAGATAGTTCAGTAGATTCTACAGTAGATTCTACAGTAGATACTTCAGCTTATATAAACAAAACAAAACAAGACAAAACTAAAAATAATATAGCTTCTGAATATAGTGATAATAGTAATTCAGAACAAACCGCCGTTTCGTATTGGTTAAACCAAGTGAATCCAGCAGAAGCACCATTTATTACTCAATCGATTCAACATTGGGTCCAAGACTTCAACGGACAAGATGACATAGTTATTGCTGCGATCGATGATATGCTTCAAAACGGTGCTCGAAACTATAAGTACCTCGACAAGATATTGAAAACATGGGAATCCTTAAAACTTGATACACCTCAAAAGGTGTCAAAACATCTAGCAGGTCATTATCATAAAAAAGTGAAAGCGAAATTCACTAACTATGGACAAACCCTATACACCTATTATCAACAGGAGTTACGTTTCTCACCAAAAATGACCTTTGAGGATTATGTGGAAAGGAAACGTTTAAACGAGCGTGACAAGATTGCATTGGAACAATATATAAAGAGTTTGGAGGGAACCAATGAAGTTTCTTGAGATAATCAGCAAGCTGGGTAATTCAGCCAGTGATGAGAGCGAAAAAGAGTTACTTCGTGACTTCTATGATCGTCTTCGTGAAATGATAAGGCATGATTGTAGCGAGGATGAAATCGAGCATCGATTTTGTTTAATGATCACTGGATATTTGTTCCGATACGTAAATAATCAAGTGGACTACAGCGAAACAAATGCAGATTACTATCTTTCATTTTTGGAAAGTCGTTTAATAAGCAGCGAGGTGTCTGCATGAGATATCCAAAGCGTAAATCAAAATACGGAAACAAGAAGGTTTACAGATACGGACGATGGTTTGATTCGATTGCTGAAGCGGAATATTATCCAATTGCTGTTAAGTATGCCAGTGATGAGGGGTGTGAGCTACGTCTTCAAGAAAGACTTGATATTCTTCCTACACTTAAATTAAATCAGTGGGCAATACGCAAATCTCAATATGTTGCGGATTACGCCTTTTACTACCGTGGTAAATTAGTCCGTTTAGTGGATGTTAAGGGTGTGGAAACCAGTGATTTCCGTTTGAAGGCCAAGCTGATTGCTAAAGAATATGGTGTGGTAATCCAATTGGCCAAAAAGAAAAGGAATGGTTTTGTACACTTTCCATTTAACATGCCAACGAATAAAAGAAAAGAGGTCACTAGATGATAACAGAACCTTTTGTTGGCCGAGAGGGAGCAATTAAGAATGTACCGATTAGACGAAAGCGAGCTAAAAAGCCGAATGTTCAAATAGGTGGGATTTATCTATGTTACCCGCGTGAAGGCGAATCATGGAAATTCCCCTTTATTGGTGAAGTCGAAAACATTCTGACGAATACGGCCGTTGTAAAAATAATCGCTACTCAGAAAGAAGATGATCACCTGATTGATAAATTAAACAATCGCACGGTGGTTGTTTTGACCAGGATGGTGCCAAGAAAGAAGGCAGATCGATGAAGACAGCAAATAGAATTCTTCTTTGCATATTTAACTACCGACAAGAACACGACTATTCGCCAGCGGTTCGTGAGATCTGTGGGATCGTAGGGCTAAGTTCTTCTTCAACAGTTCATAAGTACATGAATAGATTAAGAGAGCAAAAATTAATCAACTATGTCGATGGAAAATCAAGAACAACAACCATTACGGCAAAAGGACACAAATTAGTTCACGAGTTGCTAAATCAGCATAAGAAATTGTCTTTATGAAGAAATACTTAACATCAGTATTAAGCTAAAAATCTAACATTGATTTATAAAATTAAAAATTTAAGGAGTATAAAAGATGAAGCTAACTGACAAATTCAAACTAATCGAAATTGGAAACATCGAAAAAAAACCACGCATGCTTGTTTCAAAACACAACATCAGATTTAATAAACCGTTGTCTGAACAGATGGATTATACGGAGCATGTAAAAATATATTTAAACCAAGAAGAACAGCTTCTGGCGATCGTGCCTTGTGCAAAGAATACGATTGGAGCAACAAAATTTTATAAAAAAGAAAATAGAAAGTGCAAGAATCCTACATGGTCTAATCAAAGATTTATTCATCTTATCGAAAAAATAAATGGATGGGATTTACAAAAAAATAGTTATGGATTATATCCTGGTAAGTTAGACGAAGGCGGAATTTATTTTGATTTTTCTAAAGCAAAAGTAATCCCAAAAACTTAAAAGTCACTTAATTAATGCAAGAAACACTGAAGAACCTAGCGTCTATTTGCTGAAAGGGTGACTTTCTATGAAAACAAAAGAAGCGAAAGAAATACTTGTTGAACGAGTAATTGCAGATATGGAACATGAGCTTGAAGTAAGCCAATTGCAAAAGCTACAAGTCGTTATGACAATTCAGATGTCGCAGTTTTCAGTTGAAGAGAGTAAAAACGAAGTTGTAATTTATGATGAAACATCGGACATTGCCGCCTATAAACAATTCTTTATATCTAAGAAGCTTGCTGGATTATCAGACAGAACGATCGAGTTGTACATGTATACGATTGATAAATTTATGCGAACTGTGAGAAGGTCCTTTTCAGAAGTGACTACAACCGATATTCGTTTGTATATAGCAAATCGAAATGTTGTTGATGGACTTAGCAGCGCTTCTCTTGATAGGGAGCGTGGATGCATCTGCCGTTTCTTTAGATGGCTACACGATGAAGAATATATTTCATCCGATCCAGGTCGCCGTGTTGAAAAAATTAAAGTGGAGAAGCGACTGAAAAAGGCGTTCACTCCGATTGAAGTTGAGTTGCTACGCCGATCAGCAAAAAACAGCAAGCAGCGGCTAGTAATTGAAATGTTGCTAAGCACTGGATGCCGAGTATCTGAGGTAATTGCCTTGGAATTTGAAAATTATGATTTAGCCAGTAACTCCTGCAGTGTTATCGGGAAAGGTTCGAAAGAACGCCGGGTCTTCTTCAACGCAAAAACTGTTGTAGCGATGAAAGAGTATTTGCAGGAAAAGCCGCATATGACCGGTCCGATTCTTTACGGGAAATACGATGGTGATCGAATGACAAAGAGTGGAATTCAGAAAATGGTGAAAGAAATCGGCGGCCGTGTTGGTATATACGCACATCCGCACAAATTCCGTAGAACTGCGGCAACTTTGGCAATTAAACGAGGCATGCAGCTAAACGATGTCCGCAGGTTCCTAGGCCACGATGATATGAACACGACTTTGCAATATTTGGATTTGGGCGATAGTGACATGAAGATGCTGCATGATAAATATGTGAATTAGTGGAAGATATAGCGGAATGAGGTGAATCCGATGAAAGAGCCTGTGAAGGTCAAAAATGAAGAATGGATTGATTGGATTGAAAAAGGATTCAATATGTATGCTAAGGCGCAAGAATCATTTAATGATGATGCTTTGACAAAGACGTTTGAACCTATAAAGAAAGAGGTAGATGGATTGAGTGGAATCTCAAAAATTAAATTTAAAAGTTTAGTTTTAGGGGTATTTCTTTTTCGATTTGGCAGATCGAAAAATGAAAGTTAGTCCTTAAACGACCGAAAGGATGGAAAGGAAGACATGATGGATAAAGAGGATAAAAAAGAATTGGAACGCTTGGAAAAAATTTTAGAGAATTATGATAAAACAGGCGGATTCAATTTTACTGGTAATGATTTTATTTCAGCAGCAAGATTAGCGGTTAAATATGGTTGGATTTACAGTGATCTGTGTAAATAAGTGATTCAATTAACCAAGGATAGAAAGGAGTGATTGGATGATACCGATGTTTAGAGCGTGGGACAAAATTAACAGAGAAATGATTTCATGGCGAAGGCTGCTGAACGGCCATAATTTAAGAAATGTTTTTATGCGGCCTGAAATGTGTGGGTTAAAACTCATGCAGTCTACAGGCTTGAAAGACAAGAACGGCGTTGGAATTTTTGAGGGGGATATTGTTTCAGTAGAAAATCATCCATTCCAAAAAACGAAAAACAGCGCTGCTGGGATTGAAATTGAAGGTGAATATCCTGTTGCTTGGAATGATTATGATTTAACTTGGTGTGCAGGAAATCTACTACTATCTAAATTAAAACCTTATATAGCTGTAAAAGGCAACATCTACGAAAATCCAGAATTGATGGAGGAATCAAAATGAGTAAAATACCTGTTGTAATCGTCAAGTTTCTTATGCAATTTGACAAAAAAGATATTGCAGAAGCACTTGGCGTTTTGATCAAAAGCCGAGATGGTGATTATTACTATTTAACAGACGTACTTGTTGAAGACAATGTAATCACTGCGGAATTAGGTGAAGCAGTTATGGAAGTAGCTAAAAAGCTTAGCTATGATGATATTTTTGGTTGGTATTCATCATTAGTCGATTAACCACCAGTAGTAAGGAGAAGAAGAGTGGGCTCAGTACTTCAAATATTGGAGTTGTTCGGGGGCATTGGGGCACCTCGCAAAGCATTAGAGAATTTAGGAATTCCAATCAAAAGCATTGATTATGTTGAGATTATGAGCTATGCCGTGGAAGCTTACAATCAGATGTTTGATCATAGCCAGCGGCCACAGGACATTACTAAATGGAATTTGAATGTGGATCTGTTGATACATGGCTCCCCTTGCCAGGATTGGTCAAACAATGGTTTGAATGATCCAAGCACCGGAAGATCAATTCTTTATGAAAGAACGCTTGAAATAATTGAGAAGGAATTGAACCCACGGCCTAAAGTAGTGATATGGGAAAACGTTGTAGGACTGATATCAAAACGACACGTTCACCATTTCAATCATTACTTGGAAAAAATGGAAAGTTTCGGCTACTTCAACAGTGTTAAAGTCCTGAATGCGGTGGACTTCGGCATTCCGCAGCATAGAGAACGGGTTTTCACGGTTAGCGTTTTGGATGGAGGGCATTTCATATATCCATCGCCAATGCCATTAGAAAAACGCCTGATGGACTATATAGACCGTGAGGAAAATAATCCTGATCTAAATCTAACAGAGAATGAGTTGTCGTTGTTTTTTAGGAAAAATGGTGATTTATATATACATGAGAACAACAGTTTTAAGTATAGGTTGGTTGACGAGGGGGATTCCATCAATGTTGAACGCCCAAATTCTAAAACTAGAAGAGGTCGAGTAGGCAAACAAATTGTTAAGACAATAACTACGGGCAACAATCACGCGGTTTACTATGATAATAAATTAAGAAAGCTGTCTACAAGGGAAAACTGGAGATTAATGGGATACAGCGATAAAGATTTCTCTGCTGTGAGCAAGCGGAATATTCCTCAGAAGTATCTTCAAACCTTAGCTGGTAATAGTATTGCAGTCCCGGTGCTGGAAGCGTTACTTGGCGAAGTAATCAATCAGTTTTTCAGTGAGAAGCTAAGTAACAGTGAAAAGATTGGTTTGTTTTGTTAGAACCAAGGATTGAGTGAAAAACAGTTCTGCTGAATCCGCTGATTCAATTAACTCAGCATAGAAAGGAAAGATTGAATGAAAACATTGTATCAACGTGCTCAAGAAGTAGCACAAGAACATTATAGGAAAACTAGAGATTACGCTTTTAAGAGCCTCAGTGTATCATTTCGAAATGTGGTTCTCACTAATAAATTACCAGAACCCTCTTACGAAGACACTCGACCTCAATCGTTTTATCGTGAAGAGATGATCGCTTTAATGAATCTCCTACATGATGAAGAGATCAAGAATCTAAAAGCTCAATACGAAAAAGAGGTGCAAGATGATACCGAAGTTTAGAGGCAAGTGTCCAGATGCCGGGTGGATTTTCGGCAGCCCTGTTAAATTCGATGAGCACATAAGTTTTATCATGCCTGAGTTCAACGGAGCTTCAACCATGTCATACTCAGTGATATTTGATCGTACAGCTCAGTTCGTTGATATCGAAACAGTAGGCATTTCAACAGGCTTGAAAGACAAGAACAGCGTTGAGATTTACGAAGGGGATATTGTAATCGGAAGTCAGGATTTAATAACTGGTTTACTAACTCCAACAGAAGTGAAGGGCATTGTAAAATATTCAAGCGAAAATACGATGTTTTACTTAGAAGAAAAAAATTCAGGACATGATAAATTTATTCACTCGCTAGGTAGTTCAATTTATAGATATGAAGTCTTAGGAAACATCCACGAAAATCCAGAGTTGTTGGAGGTGGCGGAATGAAGCTTTTTATCGTGGTACTACTCTTCATAGTGAGTTTCATTGTTTACACGGCCATTGTCGGCGGCAAGATCGATGATATAAGGAATGAAAGGGAATGAGGCGGAATGAGTGAGGTAAAAGTAGAAATACTGAATGAAGCATCAGCAAAGGAGCTTCAATCAATTATTTCTGAATATCTGAACAAGGGTTTCAGTATTCAAGACAGCCAAGTTCAGTGGTATCAAGGACGGATCGAGGGTGTTTATGTGTTTGTAAAATATACTGCTGAAGAGCGACCGAAGGAAAAGCAAGATTGGATATATTGCTAGTCCACTAACCGACGCTAGAAGAGAGTACTCACAGGTCATTAACGACAAAAAAACCATCAAAAATTGATGGCATAAGTTTAAAACTTAGAAGAGTTCCAATTGATGATTTTGGGTAACAAATTCAATTGTTTCAACTTTTGCTCTTTTTGAAGCGGGCATTACTGGACGACGCCCCTTTTTAAAAACATAAAAGGTTACAGGGGCATAAATCGATTCTCCAATGGTTCTAAGTCCCAAGTTTAGATATTTATTCTTATGCGGATGAGCAAAGACAATATCAAGGTTCATTGATGAACCCTTTCGATCTTGTTCAGAAACGTATATTACTGAGGCGTTATAGTCTTCGAGAAAAATTTCCAAAATGAATGGGAATAAAGTAATTCGATCTTTTATCTGGCCAAAGTTTTGGTGGTGTTGCAGATTATCATAAGTAATTTCATTATTGCACAGCATTTCACATAAAGTTTTAGACGAGTGGGAATATATGTACTGTAGTCCAAGTAGATGAGGAAGCTGTTTTATATCAAATTTGATGTAGAAGCAATCTAAAGGCTGAAACTTCGTAGTTAGTATTGCAAGCTTTCCGTCAAAGTTAGAAAGATATTGATTGTATGTGTGATTAAAATCTTTATTCATTCTAACCTCCAGAAAAAGTACAAAAAAAAGAAGAGTGCAAAGCATGGATACCGTCCCATGCAGACAAACGCTAGGCTAACCCGCCCGCCGGGGATCGTGGGTGCACTCTTTTTCCCACTTTGGTCTTAAAGACCTGTTCGAGATATAGACGAGGTAGATAGAGCTCTTTTCCTCACTATTAGAATAACAGTACTGTTACAAAAAAGCAATTGGATTGTTTAAAGATGACTGACTTCTTAAGAGTGTTTTAATACTAGTTTGTGCTAGTTTGTATCAGAAAACGCTGAAAGTAGCCAAAAAGTCATCCAAGTCGAATTATTAGAAAATGATTAAAAATAACGTAGAGGAGGGGCGGAATGAGTAACCAGATAAGATTAGAAAAAGATAAAGAAGTAAAAATATTCCCGAATCAGCAAAAAGTTGCTGACTATTTAGGGGTAACTAAGCAAGCCGTAGCTAAGGCACTAAAAAATCAGTCGATGTGTAATGGTGCGAAACTGACAGTTTTGTATCATAAATGTGCTTATACTGATAAATCCAAGTCGCTCATTATAGATGGTAAACTTATAGGTTCGTATGATCATATTGAGCGAAAGAATGGCAACATCTTTGTAATTGGATTTAAAGAGGAATAAGTCCACTAACGTCGGCAATAGTGGATGAAATAAAAAAAGCACCAAGCCTAAGCCCAGTGCAATGATTTATCTGCAAACAAATTATAACACAAGGGGCGATTAGTTTGATAGCTTTATTAAAAGAAGTAGACTTTCATGAAACAAGAAAGAATGCGCGTGCAATCTTAAAAAGTTTTCGCAGATTGGAGCGGATCGCTGGTCGTTCATTGATCGATGTCCGCTCTCCAATTATTACTGACATGCCAAGGATAGAATCATATGGTAACAGGTCAGAAGATGCGCTCATTCAGGTTGCTGATGCGGAAGCAGAGAGGGATTTGGTTATTACAGCTTTGATGGCACTGGGGCTTACCAGTAGACAGGTTCTGCATTATACATACTGCAGTCGTGACCATTATTCCAATAGACGAATTGCAGATGAATTAGGCTACTCAGTCCGACAGATCGAAAGAATGAAATCTGATGCACTAGTGGAGTTCGCCGAAAGCTATTGTAACGGTAAATTAATCGTCTACTATTAAAATGGCGGTTTTTTGGCGGAAAAATGGCGGAAAAATGGCGGTATATTGGCGGTTTAAGGCAATAAATAGGCATTATACTAGTATTGTAAAAAGAATAGCTAGTCGGCCAACACACTAAAGAATAGCTACTCCACCGCGGGGAGCAAATGCTAAATATTAACAAAACAGACTGTACTAGCTACTTTATTGGAGGGTGCTCTTTATATAGATTACTCACAAAAACTATAAAAAGATATTGTTTCACTGGAACTACCCTCAAATCTTATTCAAGGCGGCACAAAAACTAAAAGGGGTGAACACTCCTAAATTCTTCTATTTTCGACAACCGCCTTGAAGTACATATTTTAAGATCACCGACCAGGTGGTCTTTTTATTTTGCGAGAATAGCCAAGAGGTAAGGCGGAGGTCTGCAAAACCTTAATCACGGGTTCGAATCCCGTTTCTTGCTTAGGGGGGTGAGGTTATGGCAAATAATGAAATAAGGAATCAACAAAAAGATTTTGTTAAGCATTATTTAGCCTTACGAAAAAAGAACGCAACTCAAGCAGCGATTAATGCGGGGTACAGTGAGAAAACGGCATCTAGCCAAGCCTCGCAACTCCTTAAGAATCCTAAAGTTTTAGAATACTTGAAAAGTGAAGAAGAAGCATTAACTCAAGCTTTGTGGGATGAATTTACTTTTGACGCTTTAGAGGCTAGAAAAGTGTTGTATGAGGTCATGAGCGACCCGATGTCAAAAGACAGCGACAGGCTTGCAGCTGCTAAGGATTTGCTGGATCGAGCTGGGTTTAAATCGGCGGATAAAGTTGAGTACTCGGGAAAGGATGGAGAACCAGTGACGTTCAAGATTGAGCTATGAGTTTAGGATTCAGTAGTTCAAGAGATGCGATCAGCAAGCACAAACCGTTATTTGATCGAATAGCAGGCAAAAATGATATAGATACCTTTGTTCTTTCGGGCGGTCGTGCAAGTTTCAAATCATATGACATATGCTTAGCGATCATTATGGATATTCTGATTCATGCAGAGAGAGGGCAACAAGCAAATGCTGTTGTTTTCATGCAGAAAAAGGAAGAGATACGTGACGGTGTGCACAAACAGTTTGAAACAGTTACGGAAGATTTGGGAATCAAAAACCTATTTAAAATTAGGTATCAGCCTTTGGAAATTAGGTTTTTGCAGAATGATTCTGTCATTAAGTTTTATGGGTTAAATAAGCAAGAGGGTAAAAAGGCTAACGCGATCGATAATATCGCATGGCTATGGTTTGAAGAATTCGATCAGTTTCAGAGTCAAGAGAGTGTCGATCCGACGCTCGATACGTTCATGCGCCACTCAATTAAAGGTGAAAGAATTAAGACAGTTTATAGTTTTAACCCACCAAGAAGCCGTCATCACTGGGTATTTGAGTACTTAGACAGATTGAACGCTGAACGAATTCATACAACTTATCTTGATGATGATACAGGTAAGAATTTGCTACCAACACAAATGCTTGAAAAGATAGAAGCGACAAAAGAGGCTGATCCAGCTTGGTATAGTTGGAACTACCTTGGGATTGTCCCGAAAGATGTGGAAACTGATTTTCCAAGCCTCATTCCGGCTGATCAAGAGCTTGACCTTGGCGAAGATGATTACATCTTTATTGGCATTGATGCGGCTACTAAAGGAAAGGATAGTACGATAGCTTGTGCAGTTGCATATAACAAAGCTACCCTAAAGATCAAACTATTGGGCTTTGAAACATTTGACGATGTCTGGATTGATGGTTATACCTCTCAAAAGGTAGGCGACGATATAGCAAACTTCGCAAGATCGATCAATGCTAATGCCGTGTATGTCGATCCGATGCAAGGACAGCACATTATCGATTATCTGATCGTAAACGCACCTGAGATCATCACTGAGCCGATTAACTTTGGTTCGAAGGTTTCTGACCACGCGAAAGGAAAAGCGGTTCTAGCGATCAATAGGCGTGCAGAAATGTACACCAATGCTAGCGATCAACTTAAATCAAAACGAGTAATCGCTTATTGTGACAAGTCAGAACTTGAACGGCAGCTTAATGCAACTGAGTTTGAAATGGACGCGAAGAAAATTAAAGTTATTCCTAAGGACATTATTAAGCAGCGGATCGGCAAGTCGCCGGATGAAGCAGATAGTTTTGTTTTAGCTATCCAAGCTGTCTATGAAATAATGAATCTATAGTGAAAGGGGTGATAATTTGGTAAGTAATCCTGTATGTCCACAATGTGAAAAACGCGGCTGTCATGGCGAGTGTGAAAACTACATCTTAGAAATGATCGAACATGAAGCTAGTCGTGATGAATTTGATCGACTATTCAAAGAAATACCAAAGTTTAGATATGTGCTTAATGAAAAAGTTAATGCAATTTTCGGTACTGATTTAGAAGTCGCTGCTGAATCGGAAGTATCGGAGACTGAAACGGAGAAGTTTAGCACGTTTCTTTATTCAACTAACGCAAATGGTAACACTAACTTATACGAAATAAAGAAGGCGCTCAAAGAAAAGGAGATTTTCGGAGAGGGCTATTTATTTTTTGATGGAAAAGATGCTTATGCGCTTGACCAGTCTAAAATTACTGCGTACCAAGAAAACGACAAAGATCCAATCATTGACAAGATTGAATATTATACGGTCGGAGAAGTCTATGTTCCGCCCAAACTTGAATTCGACAGTACAGGCTTTATTAAGCAAGAAGGCGGGTACATTATATCTCCAAATAATATTATCAAATTCAAGTCAGATAGTTATGCGCTGAACTCAGATTTAAAACAGCTTCAAATTTTATTAGAGATCAATCGGAAGATTTACGACAGCACAACTAAACGGGATTATGGAGACATTTTTTTGCTTACAAGCGCTTCAAAAGGGAGCCCTGTATCAGTGGTGGCAAAAAGAGTAAAGGATACAGTAAACGAAGCGATCGAAAAAATGAGAGAGCATGTGGCTAATCTCATAAAGAAGAATAAAGTAGATGATTCGAATGTTGTCATACTTGATGAAACCTACAAAGAAGTAAAACAGGTTTCCCCGGTTACTACTGTTAAGGATTATCAATTCATTTGGGAGAATCAAGACGACATTATCACCTCAGTTTTCAATTTTCCGATGTTACTTGCTGGCCTTGGTGATGAAGCAGGAAATGTCAGCAAAGAGGCTTTACTTAAAGAGGCTAGAGCAAACACACTTACGCCGATTAAGTCAGATACTGCCAACGCATTAAGTAAGATTGCTAAAAAATTATGTGGAGATGAGTATTATTTAAGATTTAAGGATTACAGCGAAGTTAATGCGGGATATATGGAAGATACGGTTGCTAATAAAGATTGATAAATTGACCTGCCACACGTCGTGAAACTGGGCGGAAGGAGCGAAACCAATGTTAGCACTAAAATCGAAAAATGGGAACGGAATTGCGATACCTATTGAGGAATTCGACAAAATCCAAAAAAAGAATCTCCAAAAAGTTAAGTACGAGAAGAAACAAATTGCAGAATTAAGCAAGATTTCTACATTTTATCCGGAAGTTCGATATCAAAATGTTGCTCGCGTTAATGAAGATGATTCAATGGATATCATTGTTGATTCTGGGGTTTCAAATGAAATCCATACAGGGTTTCTGCCTAAGCGATTTTATAAAGCATTAAGAGTAAAAAAAGAAAAAAGCCTTCTAAGTTCTAAGTGGAACTTTATTGAAATTGTTCAGATTTCGGAAAAAGAGATTATATCTCAATTCAATCAAACAGTACCAATCAAAGAAATTGAACAGATCTTAGAAGCAATTACAAAGAAAGGGGTAAAATACTTTGGCTAAATACACACAAGCAGTACTTCATTCCAACGGGGAAAAAACTACATTCACTACTAACGAAGACGCTAAAAATTTACGTGCATTATTAAAGAATGATGGCATGAATTTTTTTGTTTCAAGCGATGGAACTAAAGAATTTGGCGTTACTAATCGTTCATCCCAATTCGTTGAGTTGACTATTGATCCGACAGCTACACCTCTTGCACCAAAACCAAACTGTGACAACTATGGACACTGCCCAGAAAATCCTGAGCCTGATCCAGAGCCGTAGAGGAGGTTGAACGATGGATTTTATTAAAATGACAGTGGATCAACTCAAAGTTTTCCTCGATGAAAACAACGTTGATTACAAAGACGCAAAAGTAAAAGCAGATTATCTTCTACTTGCAGAAACTGTACAAGTTGATCAAGAAGGTGATTCGGAAGTGCACATTCTAAGTGAGCAGCCAACTAGTATTGCAGAAAAAGTAAAATCTGCTATTAAGATTGAGCGAACAGAGACTAAAAAAGTTGATGATGTTTCATATCTTAAGGGCAGAGACTACAGTCAGCTTACAGTAGGCGAGCGTGCAATGATTAGGGAACAGTCTCCTGAATATCCTGGCAGTGAAAAAGGCGTAGAAGTTCGGGTAACCGATCGATTAGCGACCAATTGGCGTATCGTTAAGCTTGCTGACCAAAGCTACTCTAAATTGCTAAAAGGCGTTCAATATGTACTTTCTCAGGTAGATTATGATGCATTAAAAAATGAACAAGTCAAAGTGAAGACTGAAGCAACTAAAACCAAATGTTGCGGACAAGCTAAATATGAATCGATTGCTTTGCTGGAGGTCCTAAATGATTAAATTGAGATTATCTGGCGTAGTAGGATGGGACATAACTGCCGACAGTGTTTCAGATTTTTTAGATGAACACGATGATAAAGATATCACTTTATTTCTAAATAGCCCAGGAGGTTATGTAGTTGAAGGATTAGAAATTTATAATTTGCTAAGAGCTTCAGGCAGGAACATCACGACTGTTTTAACTGGAATGGCAGCAAGTATGGGATCAATTCTCTTTCTAGCAGGAGATAAACGTATAGCGATGAGTGGTACACTTTTTATGATTCATAAGCCAAGCGGAATAGCTTGGGGAGATGCAAGTGAGATGCGAAAAGAAGCAGAAATTTTAGATAAGATGCAAGGCAGTCTTCAAGAGATCTATGAAGAGCGCGCAAGCATTGAAAACCTAGAAGAGCTGATCAATGCAGAATCGTGGTTTAACGTGAAAGAAATGGAAGAAAATGGCATCGTGAATTCTGATGAGGCGGTAGTCTTCGATGGCGTAGTTGATCCAAATAATGATGAAGAAGATGATGATCAAACGATCATAATTTTAGGAAGCGAGGACAATATGGCAAAAAAAGATGATTTACAAGCAGAAATTGATGAATTAAAAGCTCAAAAAGCTCAACTAGAGGAACAAGCTGAGGAAGCAAGATTAGAAGCTGAATTAGCTACTATGAAAGCTGACGTCGATAAATTAAAGGCTGAGGCTGAAGAAACTTCGGAACTTGTTTCAGAACCAAAGGAAGTTGTTGAGCCGGAAGAAACGATTGAACCGGAGACTGAAGAGGACGATGAAATCGAAACAACCGTTGACCCTGAACCAGGAGAAGCTAAAGTAGAAAAAGAAGAGTCAGCGGTAATTGACACCACTAAAACAGTAGCGGTGAAACAAAATAATCAAGTGCCTGCTTACATGCAGGTAGAATCTAAATATTAAGGAGAATGACTGTGAAACCGATTAGAATGTATAAGAATATTACACAAGAAAATGGAGCAACGGTAGTCAAGTCGGATTTAGAAGCTCTGTCTATCGAAAATTTAATTGTAGGTGGAAAGCTTGGGAATAATCTTGCCCAAGCTCTTTTTACGTCCATTGTTGAATCTGATGCAGGGTTTGCAGCCCTGATGAATACGGCGCTATCGCGGCAATTAAGAGCTATGCGAGACGCGTCCATTGCTGGTGAAAATGTACCGATCTATGGTGAAGATGCAGACGGGAATTTAACACTAAAAAATATCCCTAAAATGTCTTTCTCTGCCATGACTTCAAACCCTGATGATTGCTGCGTTATTGCGGGTGATTTACAGGTATGCCAAGATGAAACAATTTTGAAAGCAATTTGCATTGAGAAGTGTGAAAAAGAATTGAATCGAATGGTTGCTGCCGTAAGTGGCGCGAGCACTTCATCTGCTGTTTACGCGGCGTACAAACAAATGTTAATTAGTGAGGGCATTCCAAAAAGTTCTTTACCTACTTTGGCTCAATTCGAACAATTAAGTTTAATTGGCCAATTTATTACGTTAAATATGTTGACGTTTATCAATGGTTTATTATCCGTTGAGCAAAATGGGAATATCGTCAAACGATTCTCCGGTCTAGCCCAAGTGTACGCACGTCCAGATGTATTACCTATTTCAGGTTCAGTAGGAATTATCGAAGCATTTAACCAAGTCCTGTGCCGAATGAATATTATCGGCTCTCGCGTATTCGCAGGGGGCTTTTTCTTAGCATCACGTACTGCGTATGCTGCTATTCAACAAGAAGTTATCGAGAAGCGTGATGGTAAATATCCAACGGGTTGGACGGTTACAGAATCAACTGAAACTGTTAATGGTTTTCAGATGCCTGTTAAAAAATATTATTTCAACAGCTTGCCAATCATTGAATCTGATTTAGTATACGTTGATCCTGATACTTTAGATGGTGACATCTACCTAGTACCTCCGACGGTTGGTATCTTCTCAGGAGTACCTTTGGATATGCCTGGGAACTTTATTCTCCAAGAATGGGAAAAGAAAACTTCACCATTTGTGCATTTTAATGAGAGCGCAACTGCATATCCTGACTGCTGGACTGCTTGCGATCGTTTGACGAACTTTGGTGGAGTAGTGGCTACTGACGCCAATGCTCTACTTAAAATCACAGGTATTTCTGCTGGTTGCGATCCTGAAATGTATCAAGGAATTGAAGGAATGATTAATATTAATTCCTACGCTCCTTTTATCGCCTAGTGTGATTCGTTATGAAAGGAAATACCGAAGAGTTAGAATCTGCAACTGCTTTAGATTTATATGTCCAACAGGTTAAAGAATGCTGCAAATGCTTTGAATGTGCTTCTGAAGAGCAATGGGAACAAGCAGTCATTACAGCCCTGAAGGATTGGGGAAATCTGACATGTGGCAATTGGATAGATGATCATGATATTAACCTTAGAGTTCCAGTTTCTGATCAATGTGGAGGTTGCTGCCCGAACATTTTGAGGGTCAACCTCCCAGAGAACTGGGTCCAAAAAGACACAATCAAAGTCAAAGTCCGGTCATGGTTAGGATTAGAACTGCAGGAGATGCAAGTCGACAATGTTTTCGATGATTATACTCATGATTTGATGATTGATTTGTCTGATGTAATTGACTGCTGTAATCGATGTAAGAATTACGACGTCATCATTGACTATACTGTTGGCACGGATGGAATTCCGCCTGAACTTTGTCGCTGGTTTTGTGCAATTACTAAAGTTTATATGGATCTTGAAGAGATCGAATGTGCTAGTTGCGGAGCAGCTGACAGCGTGGCGATTGTAGAAGTTGAGGGGACGAAGGACTTATCAGCAACAATTAAATATCTAGCGATTAAGTATTTTCAATCAGTCATCGATGAGTACTCGCTCTGCTTATTGAAATCATTAAAAGATTGGACGGTGGTTGTTTGATCACGATCGAATATTTAGGTGAAAACGAAGAAGGTAAAGTCTGCAAACAATGTGGTGGGAAACCTGTCAACGTTCATACGACTCGTAAGAAAATATTCGGGCGCTTATGGGAAGTCGGTAAGCCTCAAGAAGTTTCTCTTGATGACTTCCCACTTTTTATGGCAACCGGATTATTTAAAAAGAAATAAGGAGTGAAGAAATGGCTGAAAACAAAGCTGTAGAAGTAAAAACAAAGAAAAGTAAAACTGATTTGACCTACGCGCAAAAGCTTGAAGCTCGTGCCCAACGTGGTAGCATGACACATCAAAAGAGTTTTGCCGTAAAACAAGCCAAGAAGAAAGAAATGGAGGGGAAATAGCGACGTGGGAACATTATTAGAAAACTGTAAACCGAATTTTAAATCCTGTCCTATTGGTAAGCTGCCGACTGATTCGGTGGCTTATTTTTATAAGCTTCGTGATCCAAATCGATGCAATATCTACGGATTCAAAAACTCGGAGGCTGAGAAAGCAAGTATTTTGTATTCTTACAACTACGCCGATAAGCCTGACGAAAAAATTTGTGGACTCGATAAATGCGATATGACTGGTACATTGTTTGTTACACCAGCTGAGGCTGCATCAGCCGTAACGACTGAAATCAAAGCAAATGGAGAAGACTTCCAGTATGGTTATATGCGCGTCTTCGTAAATGGAAACAAAGGTGATTCATTCGATTTGTCTGTTATGAATATGACAGGAACAGGAGCAAATAAATTCAATGTAGCCCTGGAGGAAACCGGATGGAATGCAATTGTTGTAGAGCTATTTAATCCAGACGAAGTCGTTTCTGGTGGATGGGTAGCAGACAATGGTGCGATTAAGTTAATGATTAGTGCTGTACAAACAGAACCATACCAATTATCTACAGTTGAGTTGTTTGATGACATCTTTGGATTGGTTAAGGATCAGACGATCGGTTTTACTTGCGTATCCGATTTTTCTGGTGATCCAGCATTAACTTTGACTGAAAACTTATGTGATATTCCCGAATATGATGAAACGGCTACGACTATCGAGCGTTCACTAACGGCAACGAACATCATCGGGGAGCTTGCTGATTTCCATAATATTACCAAGCGTCAAAAGAACTCTGAGCACCTTGTTCAAACTAGGGATAGATTCACGGCTAAAGAGGTTTCTTTGAATGGAATTGACTACGCATCATTTACGATTCCTGAATTAGCTGATATCAAATGTCCGAGATTACTTGTTCAACCGCAAAATTGTGAATTTGACACGCTTTATCACGTTGACATTGATAATGATACAACAACGATTGACCTGCCAGAAGAACAGTTCTTCCGCAAAGGTAATAAAGTCTACATGTCAAAAGCCTATGCAGATACTGAAGTAGTTGTGGCATATCCTATCTGGATTGAAGGAACTGCTTGGGACATCACGACAGAAGACCTTAACAAGCAACATTATCAAATGGAAATGGTAACTCCAATCTGCGGCGATGAATATGTCATTAAGGCAGATAACGTAATGCTGACAGCTTTACCATTTACTTGGACAAATGCAGCGGGAACTTTTACTGTTACTTACTCGATGGCGAAAGACTCATACGGAAAGTACGGAACAATCATTAAAATTGACCAACGGAAATAAAAAAACTGGGCAACCTATCGTGGGTTGCCCTTATTTTTGGGGATAAAAGTATGAACGATTTGATTGGATTTTTAACACAATTTCATAAAGATGCACCGCCTTTTATCTCGGAAAATGAGGATGGTAGCTATTCTCTCGTAGGGATATCTGACAAAGCGGCTACAGCAAACTTTGATTATGGAGAGCTGGGAAGCTGCAAGTTAACAGCAAAGAATCATAGTGATACTTTACTTTCCCTGATGAACTTCATTATTTTAGTAGACGCTATGAGTGATTCTGAAGAATTGAGTTTCGAAGATGAAGAAGTTACCGTTTTTTTAGAATTCCAATTCTCAGAAGTTCTAAGCAAGTATTTCTGCGAAAACGTAGCTTATTCACACGATTTAGCAATAGCTTTTTTAAAGGACAATCCGCAGTTAGTTAACGAGGCGCTTTATAACGTAACGAAGGATAAAGAACAAATAACTAATGTGGATTACCAATCGATCGTGGATGGTCTGGATGGTACTCAATTCCAAGACCCGTATATAAACATTGCGTACGAGATTGCTAAGGAGTTTAAATTAAGACCATTTGAGGTAATTGAAAATTGGTCTACTGCTGAACTAATTGTTACGTTCGCAAAGCTTGCTAATGACCGTTCGTTAGATTCCTTCTTAAATTGGAAATATAGCCAGAAAAATGCGCCTAAGCCAAAACCACCTCGTAAACAGGCTTTTTATTTTGAAGAGATTGGAGAGGAAGAAGAAAATAAAAAAGCTTTACTCGACTGAGTTCAGCTTCTAATTACTTCTATCACCGTCTCTATGCTTTATAAAGTCAATGAAAGTTAAAATTTCTTTCATTTCTTCGTCGGTGATCTCATCACCAATATGGATAGCTATAGCATCAGTTTTTTCACGAAGTTTTTTTTCAATGGCAACGTTGCTACTTTGTTTACCTAGCAAGTAATCAGTAGAAACTTCGAATAATTCTGCGAGCGATATCAAATTTTCATATGCCGGTTCGCGTTTTCCAGTCTCATAAGATGTGTAAGCAGGTCTAGTAACCCCTATTTTCTGAGCAACTTCTGCTTGCGTCATTTTAAAGCTTTTTCGTAGCATTTTTAATCTAAAAGGTAAATTATTCATCATTCTTCTCCTTAAGTAAAAGAGTATCACAAAACCCTTTTTAAAAAAAGTATCTGAAAGATACAAAAAGCATTGACAGACTCATATCGATACTATATGATGAAAATGTAACAGTTAGATACATTAAGAAAGGAGTGGTGATGTGAACCTTCTTGAAGCGAGGAAAAAAATGAAATTCACTCAAAAACAAGTGGCTGATTTTGCGGAGATTGAACGAGCTTATTATAGTTTAATTGAGACTGGTACACGAACTCCAAGCGTTTCAGTTGCAAAAAAACTTGGTCAAGTTTTAAAAATTGACTGGACATTAATATATGAAGAAAGTGAGGAAGAAAAATGATTCAATTACTTGAAAGAACGATTAATAGTAGGGAAGTAGCGGATAAAGTTGAAAAAAGACATTCAGATTTAGTTAGAGATATAGACACCTATATATCATATATTGATCAAAACGCAGATTTGCGTTCTGATGATTTCTTTATTGAATCTACCTATAAAGCTGGGACAGGCAAAAGCTATAAGTGCTATGAATGTACCAAGCAAGGGTGTGAAATGATTGCTAACAAAATGACAGGTAAAAAAGGAACTCAATTCACAGCATATTATGTTCAACTATTCAATCAAATGGAGCAAAAAGAGCGACAAACTGTTATCCAGTTTCAAATTCCACAGAATTATGCAGAGGCTTTAAGACTGGCAGCAGACCAAGCGGAAGAAAACGAAAAACTTAAAGCCGAAAATGAGATACAGGCGCAACGAATAGCTGAGTATGAACCAAAGGTAAATTATTTGGATAAGATTCTTTCTTCGAAAAAGACAGTTACAGTCACGCAAATTGCTGCTGACTACGGTATCTCTGCACAGAAGTTAAACAAAATACTTCGGGAAGAACGAGTTCAGAGAAAAGTAAACAATCAATGGATTCTTTACCGGAACTATATGAATAATGGTTATACAAAGTCTGATACTATAAATATCGTTAGAAGTAACGGTATGCCTGATGTGCAAATGCAAACAAAATGGACACAGAAAGGCAGATTGTTTATCCATGAGCTATTAGAAAAACGTGGAATAATCGCTTTGATGGACATTGATGAACAATAAAGAATTATATAAAAAAATACGCAAAGCGCTGGAACGCTTTACGTACGAGATTAAATAGTTTGGCCGCTATTTAATCTCATTATAGCAGAAAACTTAATGAGGTGAAAGATATGAATTGTATTGAATCAGTCAATGAGTTGCTGATCCAACCATTAATTGCTGATGAATACGGACTAGAAAACTTATTTGCTTTTAAAGTTGAAGGTGTAGAAATGAACCGTGTCGTCCTACCTGGATCGTTAGCAATCGTTCATCAAACGAACGAATGGCAAGATGGAAATATAGTTGCGGTACGTATTGAAAATAAGCGGATGCTCTTTAGAGCGCGGAGAGAGGACGAGAAAGTCTTGTTTGTCCCTGAGAGTAGAGATGTTTTCCTACGTTCATGGGTATATGATCCAAGTGAGGGTTTAGATGTAGAAATCCTTGGAGAGTATATATATTCGGTAAATTTTGCTAGTTAAATAGTTTATTAAAGACCTTTTCGAAGGTCTTTTTTTATTACAAAAAGGATGGTGGTAAAAGTGACTAATCCATTTGGCGGAGATGTTTTCGGAGCGATGTGGGAAAGTGTTGCAGAAGAAACCGAACGAAGAGCCAAGGAAGCAGAAAAAATAATGAAAGATGTCATCAATAAGGATACTGGAGCGCTCGCTGATGCTGTAGAAGTAGAAAAGGTAGATGATCACAATTATTTGGTTGGGGTTAACGAAGGAAAGCTAGTTAACGACGAAAGAAATGTTGGCAATGTCAATTACGTGCCGTATTACTATTATGGTTCTAAACCGCACATAATTCGCGCTAAGAACGGCAAGGCGCTTCATTGGAAAGTTGGGGGCAAAGATTACTATGCCAAATTAGTACGACACCCTGGTAACAAACCACACAATTTTATCCAAGACACACTAGACAGAATGAAAAAATAAAGGAGATTATCCATTATGACGGACAAAATTAAAGTGCTTGAAGAACAATTAGCACAGGCGAAAACAGAAGAAGCTAAAAAAGCAGGGTTTACGGTTGTCGTTTTTGAGAAAGGTTCGGATAAATTAATAGAAATCAAAGCGAAGTCTCGTGAGCTAAATGAAAAAGAAAAAGCTAATCTTCTGGAAGCTGCAGGAAAACTTGGTGACAACTTCGAAGAAATCGAAAAGGTAACAAGCGAGCTGGATAATACAGTAGGGCCATGGTTAAAATTGATGGCTCTTATTGAAGCACCTCTAAAAGAAATTATTGCAGGAATGTTTGGGTTGGAACTTAACTCAATAGCAACTCTTCCGAATATGGATTTATTAAGTCTTATTTTTCAAGATAATCCTTGGATTAATTCAAAAGCTGATAAGTTAGCTAAAGAATTAGAATTTATCTCAGAAAATAAAAAATAGCCTTCATTATTACTAGGAGCGGAAAGGAGGAGCCATGGCAGCGTCAGGTGTAGGTCAGTTTTCGATCAATGTAAAATCAAACCTAAAAGATTTTTATGGACAGCTAACTAAAGCGCAAAGAACAATGAAGGAACTGACCGATAAAAAGAATCAACTTCAAGTTGATAGCTCTCAACTTGATAAGCTTAGAGATAAATCTCAAAGAATAGCTGCAGAGATGCGGGAATTACGGCAGCAAAAGACAGAAATAAAGCTTGGCATGAAAAATGTTGAAGATGCAGACAAAGAACTTAAAAATATTGATCAACGTATTGCTAGTTTAAGTCGTCAAAAATTGGAAGTAGACGCAGAAATCCAACCGATTAGAACAGCCAACGCAGAATTGTATAAAGTTGAGCAAGAAATTGATCGTATCAATGGTCAAAAGGTTGAAATTGATATCGGGGAAATGAGTGGGCAAATTGGTGACGGTTTAGATAATTTGTCTTCAAAAGTCATAGGAGTTGTCAAAGCCATAGGTGCTATAAGCTTTTCTGGAATGGCAGCAGGAGTTGGCATCCTTAAAGAAGCAGTAAATGCTGCTAGTGACTTAGAGCAAAATTTAGGCGGGGTAGAAAAGCTATTTGGAGATTCTGCTAATGCAGTTGTAAAAAACTCTGATTCAGCATTTAGAACTGCCGGGGTTAGTAAAAATGAATATTTGGAACAAGCGACTTCTTTTTCAGCTAGTCTGATCTCAAGTTTAGGAGGAGATCAAGAAAAAGCAGCGGAGTACGTTGACAAAGCTTTGATCGATATGTCAGATAATGTAAATACTTTCGGGACAAACGCTAACTTAGTACAGAATGCTTATGAAGGCTTTGCCAAAGGTAACTACACTATGCTGGACAATCTCAAACTAGGTTTTGGAGGGACTCAAGAAGGCGCTAAGCAACTGATTAATACTTACGGAGGATTAGATCACGAAGTAACTGACATGGCCGAAGTTACATTTCCCTTGTTGATTGAATCTATCCATAACGCTCAACAAGCGATGAACATATCTGGTACTACAGCTAAAGAAGCAGCAACAACCTACGAAGGTTCTTCTAAAATGATGAAAGCAGCTTGGAATGATTTCCTAGCTACTGGAAATACCGAAGGTTTAGCTGAATCAGTTCCGATATACTTAGAAAATTTAGATAGTAAGCTAAAGGAAATGACTCCTAAAATTATTGAAGGAGTCAAGAAATTAGTGAAGGAATTACCGCCTAAGTTGAAGCCTGTAATAGAGGATATAAGGAAAATTTTAGAAGAAAGTCTTAATTCAATCTTTGGAGAGGACTTTACTAAAAACTTTGTTGAAGGAATGGCACCTTTTACTGATATCATCAAGAAAGTATTTGAAATGCTTTCTAAATCAACAGAAGGCAAGAAACCAGATCTTTCTTGGGTAGGTTCAGTAATTCCTAACTTACTAAAGCTGGCTCTTGGGTTGAAATCAGCAAGTCTTGTATTTAAAGGGATTAGTTTTGCGAGTGGTTTGGGCTTGAAATTGCCAAGTTTTAAAGGTCTTGGAAGTTTTGGAAAATCAACAAAAGAATTCAAAGCCGTAGGAATCGAAGATCTCAAAAGCTTGGGTTTGAAAATGCTTACGATTGCTGGGATATCCGCAAATATATACTTTGCAGCTAAAGCCTTGCAACAAGTTCAACAAGTAGGTGATTTAGGGGACCTACAACCTAAATTGTTAGCAATCGCTGAAGCTGTAATAGGAATGGGCATTCTTGCTGCTGCTGTTGGTTTCATTGCAGAAAAGAAACCTGACCTACTTATAAGCGGACTAGCTACAATAGCATTAATATCTGCCGATATTTGGCTTGCAGCTAAGGCGTTGCAACAAGTGGCTAAAATTGATTCAGACTTCGGTTCAATGCAGGCCAAGATTGGACAGATTGCTTTGTCAATTGCCGAAATGGGAGTTTTAGCCTTAGCAGTAGGAGCTTTTATGAGTACAGGAATAGGTGCAGCAGCATTAGCAGCCGGCCTGGTAGCTCTTATCGGTATAGCTGGAACTTTAGCATTGGTAGCAACGGCAGTATCGTATTTAGGCAACCTTGAAATAGATAAGGAAGCAATTAAGAGGAATTTAGAAGCTATTACCGAAACGCTGCAGGCTGCTACCTCGTTGACAGTTGACCAATCTCTTATTGAGCAAATTTCGAATCTGATAACACAAGTGATCAATTTAGCTGTGATAGGAACTATGCTGGCTATCGGGTTAGAGTTACGCGCCTTGCAAGATATAGAATTAAATAAAGAGAAAATAATGACAAATGTCAAAGCTATTCAAGAATGCTTATTTTATCTGGACTTATTTGACCAAGGCACTAGTATCAATGACCTAATAAACAAAGTCCATGACCTATTGAGCAATCTCATTGATATTGGTATCATTGCAGAATTCCTTGTCATTGCAAAAGAGTTAGAAGCGTTGCAAGACATCGAATTAGACAAGAAGAAGATAGAGAGTAATATCAAGACTATCAAAGAATTAGTAAAAAGTATTAGCTCTGGATCACTTGCTGAATCTATTAAGAACTTTTTGTCAGGAGGAATCAAAGCCGGTTCTTTAGCAACTGCGATTGCATTATTTGGAGAATTAAAATCGATCGGTGATGTACTTGTAAAAATTCAGAAACTCGGGTTGACTGAAGATTCATTACAAGAACAAATCCAAATAATAAAGAATGCGATTGATAGTATTTCTAGTTTTGCAACTGACGACATTGTTAATAATTTGAGCGGACTGTCAGCGGCTCTAGATCAGATCGTTGTAAATCTAACTCAGAAATTTCCTCCAGAATTTAATAAGTTGGGGCAAAAACTAGCCGAGGAATTAAACAAGGGTTTTAAAAACAAATTAAATTTAAAAAGTATTCTCTCTGATGAATTAAAAAATCTTTCTACTGATGGAGCAAATACAGCGGGAACTAGAATCGCTGAGGCAATAAATAGTAGTATGAAAAACACTTTAAACATTGGTGATACAATCCGAACGGCTATTGAAAATGCTCTAGCAGAAAGCTATTCTACTAAAATAGATGTAGACCTAGTTACTACCGAAACGAAGAAATCGACGTCTAAGAAAAAGTCTAAAACAAGCAAAGATACTAAAGCTAGCGGTGGCCTTATCTCTGTAAAGAGTGGCTACAAAGCAGAAATACAGGATTCACCAGAAAAGCCATTGCTTGCTAACGGGGAGTACGTAATTCCTGAAAAGATTGTTGATGCTGTTGGGATGCCATTCTTAGAAAAATTGCGTAGTGGTCAAATTTCTAGAACATTTGCTGGATTGGCTCAGAGTGTCTCACACACGACTTCTAGCGTGGTGAACAACGTTTATCACAATAACAATACTCAGAATCTTAATCTTTACACTTCGGGTAATCAGGATGCAGTATTGGCTGCCAACAGGAGGTTCAGAATGGCATGAAGAAATTAGTTCAGTTTAACGAGCTTGTATTCAACCATACGGCATACATTGATCAACAGCCGGATAACTTGACAGAATTTAAAAATTCGAAGAATGCCTTCGCAAACTCTCACGGGGATTACAGTCCCGAACGTTGCGGTCCAAGAAAAGTTAACTCAAAGCAATTCGATGTTACTGTGATGGTAGACAAAAATAAATTCCCTTGTGAAGACAGAGAAGTTATTGAGCAATTTGTGCTTGATAACTTTTTTTCTGTTGGAAGATTGTGGGCAGTCCAAGGAGATTTTCTTCTATGGTCTTTAGCTAAGGTATTGTCAATTTCCGAAGGATTCGATGAGAAACGTGGCTATTTAAGTTTCACAGTAACTTTCTACTTACCTGAAGGTATTTGGCATATAGCAGATGATACAGCAACATACTTTGATGATTATTACCAATGCGATGTGACGGACTGCTATGCAGCTCTAGAACGTGAGCTGTGTGATTGCTGCGTATGCAATATCAAATTAGCACCAATAAAGCGGTGCCCACCTTGTCATGGCGATAGGCTATGCGATATTCCAAAAGGAGAACTGAGCGAAGTTATAGGCAACTGTGGCAACAACAAAAAGATCAGCTATTCTTGCTGTGATCAAACGGCGACAGCTGAAACAAAATCTGAATATGGTTCAAACACCGCCTTTCTTCAATTCGAGGGAAAAACACTTTACGAAACTGAAGATGTTGTTCTTGAAATATGTGGTAAATTCACTGATTTAGGAATAAATTGGAATGGCCAGCAGTCGATTATCGAAGGAGCTTATATAGGTGAGACGATTATCAATGCAGGACTTGTGAAGAACAACTGTGACTATTTAGATATCTCAAAGTTTCATGGAGATTGTGTTAGTAATGCTGAATGTACGCCTCCCGATTGTAGTTCAAATGATCCAAAAATAGGTGTAACTGGATCGAGTAACGGAATTGTGTCCTGGAGCGTAAAAAAAGGTACAAATAACGTTATTCTTTCAGGCTTAGATACGAAAGAGATACAAACAATCAAAGTCTTTGTTGGGGGGATTGCGCTATGACGGTTAATATGCAGACTGCAATTTCAAACATGAGGGCTTTAATGGGTAAAGGCGTCACTTATTCGCAAGGAGGAAGCCGTTCAGGGGCTGATGGTACGGCAGATTGTTCAGGAGCTGTCTATGCGTCTTTGAACGCTGGTGGAGCAAACCTCCCACCCGGAAACACAGATAGCATGTTCAGAGATTTACCTAGTCTTGGTTTTTCCAAGGTCAATCCTCCATATGCTTACGGAGATATTTTTGTGTGGGGAATAGAAGGTCAATCTGGAGGCAACGCTGGTCATACTGGAATATTCGTAGACAAGGACAACGTCATTCATTGTAACTTTTCAGCTAATGGCGTATCTATTGATAACTATGCGGCTATACATTCTTATTCAAATCCTCCGCAAACTGTTTTCCGTTTGGCTGGAGGTGCGCAACCAACACCTACTGAAGATGCAGCAACAGAGGAAAATACGAAAGAGAACATGGACAACTCTGGCGAGCTAGAAGAATATAGCTATATTGGAAATAAGCTTTGTCTTAAAGGATGGCATTTCGCAAGTGATCCAACCAATGCAGCTACTGGCGGGTCTGATGATGGTGGATCTGGAGGTAACGCCGGAGCTATTGGCAGCGTTGATTGGAACAGCATGCAATCACGAGCACAATTTTTCGTGTCTATTTGTACGCAGCTCGGAATTCCAAAGAACACAACACTAGCTCTTGCAGCAAATGCATTAGCAGAAAGTGCTCTTGATCCATCCGCCGCTGAAGGCAACGGGATGGGGAAAGGATACTTCCAATGGTCATATTCTTACAATTGGGGCGATGTTCCTAATCATATGACTAGAAGCTATGAAAATGCTAAATTTCAAATAGAATATGCGAAGAGCAATACAGCTCAATGGATTAGCGTAGGCTATGGATCGTGGGATCAGTTCTGGTCCGGTGCTGCAAGTCCTAGTGATTTAACGACAGCTTGGTTAATGAGTTGGGAACGACCTGCAAGGCCAATTGATCGGTGGACACCTTTCACTCAAACAATTGATGTTAATGCCCTAGATTTTGGTACTAGCAGCAACCGAAATGCTGAAACGAAAGTATTAGAGACAGAAACTACCCAACGAGCTGCTACCCATCTTGATGGGAATGCAAAGGAAATGCTAGAAATATTTGATGCAACAGACGATAAACTAATGAAAACTGTTGAAATCGAGTTAAAGAGTCGTAAAGATATCGCTTCTCAAAATCCTAACGTCGAAGGTGTAGAGTGGTCAGGATTCGATTTTTGTATCGATTTTGAGTCAAAGAATCCTTTTTATATTCAATTAATCAGGGTTAGAGCTGATGGAGAGAAAAAGGTCCTGCATGTTCAAGTTATCTTTTTCCCTCATAGTTCATCCAGGTCGGATATCGGACACAATTACTGCAATGATGATGATTTCATAATTGTATGTACAGATAAAAAAGGAAAAAGTGAGTATGTCAGAGATATCATCGGGGGAATCAGTTGGACCATCGAACCTAATGGCGTACCAGCGTGTTCCTTTACTGTGCCGATTAACAATGCCGAAAAATTTGATGGTCATATGGATTGCAGAGTAATTATCTTTAAAAAGATGTTCGATGGAATTGTAAAATCCATTACTTTGGATAAGGATGCAGAAACAGCAAACATTGAACTCGATCATAAGATAGCAGAATGGGAGTATCGTCAAATCCCCAATAACTATACTGTAAAAAATCGGACATTTCCTGATGTCTTTTGCCAAAGTCCGTTTCTCCATTCTACAGAGTGGTATGTAGATGCTGATGCAGCAGCTCATAAAGAAAAGATTAATTATGCCTTTAGCCGGCAAAGTCACTTAGAGGCGTTAAATAAGGCTGTAGAGTTAACCGATAATTTGTGGTGGCGAGTGGGAACTAAACATGATCGTTATTTAGAAATCGGTGCTTTCGGGGAAAAGAAAAATTACATCATTTCTGAATATGGGCAGACAGAACGTCATCTAAAGATCATCGATCAAGTAACTGTCTCAAAAGAGTTTGACCAGGTATTTAACGTAGTTACAGTTTATGGTGAAAAATCCGATAGTTCTCAAGCAAGTTTGACGTTGCGCGAAGCTTACTTAGATCAGCAACAACAAGGGCACGATATAGTTAAAGGATTTCCAATCGTCATTCTTAATTCAACCGCGAATAAGGAGCAAAAGAATTATTATACGAACATTACTAAGATTGCTTCGAGTAATTCTTTAGAGTTCGCTATACTTGATGAGTTTAGCATTAACCTAGAGCAGGGAAAATTGATTGAAAAGACTGTAAGCATGAACGATGTTGCTCCCTTCGAAGAAAATGGGGATACAATTAGTGACGAAGAGCGATCTAAACAATCAATGATCGCCTATAAAGCAGCTGTTGGACAATTAAAAAGCGCAAGACGTAGAGACGTGATCAGAGTTCGAATCGGGGAACTACCTTGCGATTTGAACGTATTGGATCGCGTCTATTTCGATTACCATAATAGCATTGAGCTTTTCGATCATTGCAGTAGGTATTGTAAGAAGATTTATGAGGCTTCAGACGACTTCTACATCACTCAAATTGAAACCAGCTTTGACAATAATTTGGTCGAGACAAATGTTCTCACACTGAGCAAGGAGTTGTATAGAGATGCCAGCAACTATTGATGATGTATTGAATTTTCTAGCCAAGAGGCAAGAAGGACAAAGTTTAGTTGAAAAACAGCGGCAGCTGCAACGAAGAAACACTGTAACAGATGCCAAAGCGGACTTCCAAACAATGCTACGCGGTGTAGATCGAATCTATACCGCGTTTCGTATATCTAACGATATGCAATATATTATGAAATATTCGTTTAACTTGCACATCCGACCATTTGTTACCAATATAGCGCAGAATGTCACGACTTCAGATACTTCACTGAATGTATCGGGTAGCGGCGTATCTCCAAATCCACACCATCACACAGTTGACCTAGGTGTGCAGATTAAGGAGCACAATTTTGAATTAACGAAGCTGAGAATTTCGATTCAGGGTATTGATTTAACAGATGCGATCATTGCGGAGTATGGCTCTTTTGTCAATGGATATGGATACTACCCAAGCCAAAATGATACGTTCGATGTTTTGAGGTTGCTAGATTACTTACACCCATGGCAGCAGTCAGTTGTTCTGTCTCCTGGATTGAAAGAAATTCAAATAACTCAGAATAGCAACATGCTTTGCGAGTGTGAGATCAGTTATTACATCAAATATAACCACGTTGACCGAGGAGGGCTTGATTAAATGAAAAAAGATACGACAAAACTCGAATCACATTTAGAAAGGCATCCCACCGATGCTGCAGGAGTGATTTCATTGTTGAAAGCAAAAAGTGCTAACTATGAGTATGATTTCTCATTAGAACAAAAAAGAAAACGAGAAAAAGCTCGCAGTATAGCTCGAAAAAGAACGAGGGGGATCAATAATGCCGATTAATTATTTAGCTCAAACAGGAGCCTTGGAAGACCTTGTTTGGTCGATCATGAACGATGCTGAAACCGAGGCGCATGCAGATCGTTTGAAAAGTGCATTCAATCGTGATTTAGAAAATGAACCAGATGATCAAGCAAGAGATATTATCCTAGACGAGATTAGAGACGTGGAGTTGCTAAAAGAAAAGGTCCGCGATGCACGCTACTCCAAAACTAATCTTTCTTTAGCTCTTGCTGCTAAGGTTGCTGAGAATGATCAGCAAGACAAATATTCCTGTATGTTCAAACATCAACTGATGAGCATGGCTGAGATGCGGGACGCGGCCGCAGCAATTCAAGATACTGAACTAAGAGAATATGCTGACAAAACATATGAAAAGACAGCTGTTAATGCTTCAGTGACAATCGCCAAATTTTTGGGCTTACCAGTTGAAAACTGCATGGCCTGTCTTTTTGAAAAAAATAAAATTGAGAATAGTGGTGAGTAGTGAATGAAAGTTGTAAGTTGTGATCCGGCACAAACCGAAGTATCACCAGAACGCTATAACGCTTGCACTTTTAAGATTATCGATAAATGGGACCCAAAAGAGCATGCAAAAACATGTGACACGATGTTCTATCTTAGTGATGGGACTGGCGCTTATGTTTGGGATTGCGATGAGTGGATATTTCTAGATTTCTCTGGCTACACGATCCCTGACTGGAGCGCTAAAGAAAACCAGAAAGGATATATCGATAACAAACCATTCATTCTTTTAGGCAATGGACTAGCTGTATCAAAAGACGGTACGCTGAGTGTCGATATTACGCCAGCCGATATTGGCGCAGCAACTAAGGAAGAATTATCGACTCACGAAAATAATAAATCAAATCCCCATAACGTAACTGCTAGCCAAGTAGGTGCTTATACCAAAGCGGAAGCTGACAACAAAGATACTGGAACGTTGACTGCAGCAAAGTCATATACGGACACTCATGCTAGTAGAAACGATAACCCACATTCAGTAACGGCGTCACAAACTGGCGCATTCACAAAGGATGAATCGTCAGTGAATGTTTTAGACACTATCACAGGAACCAAGCCGACACTTTACAGTGAGCAATTACTTGTAGACAGCGAGCAGGGGACGGGTAGCATTTTCGTGAAGGACTTGATCGGAACCGAAAACCTTATGGGTTCATTTACAAACAGTATTTGGAAAATTGATAGTGCAACAGGTAGGATCATTGGCGAAGGTGTGACGAACAGTAAGACAATTTCTGAAATTACATTACCTGCTGGTGAATACACGTTGTCTTTCACTATATATAAAAAACCAAGTATCTCGTCAACATTCTCATGTTACTTAGATGACGTTTCTATACCGGCTTATGCTTTTGGAAATATCAACAATTTTGAGCTTGAGTTACTTTATACAAGAAAACTAGTTTTGAGTAAAGAAACTAGGGTGAAGTATACACTGTGGGGCAACATGAATCATGAGCCTTTAGATTTTGAAATGAAAATTGAAAAAGGTGAATATACCGGATATACGCCTGCGCCCGAGTGGTATGGCATTGTCCACGGGCAGCCGAACCTGTTTGATAATACAACTAATGAATGGGAAAGCTTCGAGGTTAGTACATGGGATAGCGGAATTGCGGGCTCATATACCTTAGAACAACTTGGATTAAAAGCTGGGGACACAATAGCGGTGCGCAGTGAAATATCTAATGATGTAGGAACAGCACCATTACTATCAAAGGTTTTTCTAAGAAATTCAGAATATGTGACAGTCAAGCAGATATCTACGAACTATATCATGCCGGGAATGTCAGGTATCAGTTCAGGTGAGATTGTAATAACTGATGACATAAAGTATTTAACATGGTCTAAGTGCGCTCGGCAATCTAATCCTGCTGATTTAACAAAAGCAAAAGTTAGAGGATTTAAACTTATTAAGGGTTCTCTTGCTGCTATGGACGAGTGGACACCTAGTCAGTCTGATTCAGATTTAACACCACACAATCCTAAGACTCTATCTGAATCTAAAAATCTTTTCTCAGCAGAAAATGCTACACTTGGATACTTTCAAGGGTGGAGCTATAAAAGTGATTTAGAAGCTAATGCTACCAGAGCTTGTTCTGTAAAAATTCCTGTAACGGCGGGTAAAGTATATTCCGTGTATTCACCAATTTTAACTGGTAAAGCGAACTTTATTGTGCTTGCTTGTTATGATAGTCAAGACAACAAGACATATATGTACAGAACTGATAAATGGATAGTTCCTGACGCAACTCATACTTCTAGTGCTTCATACAGACCAATAGTTGTGACAATTCCTGCAGGTACTGCTTATGTACGTCTAGCTGTTGATTCGAATGGTGGCGCAATGACAAGAGATAAGTTAGTTGGTTACAATTTAAAGCTTATTGAAGGTGATTTCACTAAGAATGCAGGCATGGTTCCTTTTAGTTCTGATCAATACGCTGCGCTTGCTGATCCATTGAAGTATGTACGGGCTGAGACTTTGCAGGTTGGGCGTGGGGCTGAACTTCAGTTTGATTTTCCTGTTATTGCAGAACTAGAAAAGCGGCATCCGCATCTGTTTGAGAATACTAACTCCGCTGAAAAGACTGATAAATATCTGTCAATCTTAAAATCTGTTAAGTTAGTTGCTTCTTCTCGTGGGGGAGGGCTAAATAGTACGAATACTGCTAACTCAATGAGGTATTATCTGTTACATTTAGAAACAGTCAATGCTAATACATGGTTGTTATCGACAGGAGCACCTGATGCCACTCAATTTCAAACTAAAACTGTCACTTTTACTGGTACGTACCCGAGACAGATTGTTGAAGGAGGGTACAAAATATATGTATCTTCTCGGAAAAACGGGAACCCTGATGTTGGCGCAATAACTGACGGGATTATACCTGCATGGGTGGAAGTCAGAGACATTGCATTAACAGTTGAACTTGAAATTAATGGTAAAACAGTAGTCGAAGAAATTGCTGCGGAAGCTGCAAAAAGTCCTATTGCGGATTTCGTTGGAAGTGGAATGACTCAAACAAATATTTTGGACTTTCAGGGGAAGGTTTCAGGGAGTCATGTTGTTAAACCTCATTGGATAGGAGTTCAATATGCTAATGATCTTCAAGTGCCGAGTCTTTTTAAAACTGAAGTAGTGCAATCTCGTTATAACGCTGTGAGTAAATTGGATAATGACACGTTATCTTCTTATTCTTCAGCAGGGACAGCTGATCAGTTCCCCGCTGCATTGATTAGATTTAATGTTATTGAGGACTTTAAAAGACGCTACAATGGTGTATTTGAAACCTATGGTGCTGTTGATCTAGCTAGTCAAATTGCAGTGATGAAGAAAATTATTGCAGGGTGTAAGTATAGTGTTTGGGGGTGTGGTGTGACACCGGCTGGTAATAAGTTGAACACTGCTTATTGGTTGGATGATACAGTTTATTCTACGCAGAAACCATTCAATGCGACAAACGAGATAAGAGAGATAACTTATCCACTTGATCAAGCGAATGCTGTAAGAACAATTGATAAAGACGGATTTGTGGATATACTGGTCTATCCAGATAAGTCAACGGCTGCCATAGGATCTGCATTGTATATTGACTACTTAACGTTTGAGTACTCAACCAACCTGAAACTATCAGATATCATTGATGCTCATAATGCAAACCAAACAGGACTAACCTACAATAAAAAGTTCCCTCTAAATCGTGGAGATGGGCACTTGGCCGTTAAACAAAGAAACGGAATTGTTGAACTTCAATTAGTCGTTGTGAATGCTGTGTATTCCCCGAATACAAAAATTTATGACAATACCGAAATTGATGCAGTATTATCTAAAATCTTTAAGACATTCCGTTTGGAAAAAATGAACGTTAATAACATGACAACTAAGGAAGCAGTTGATCTTAATGCTTTAGTAGAATTTGCTCCGTCACGAATAGCATTTGTTGCACCTAATGAAAACGAAGTGGAATTTACTGATACATTGGGGATGCTCACATTTACTTTAGTTCCAGAAAATGAATTATAGGGGGTCTTTATATGGCATGTACGTCTTGCGGTAAGAAACGTAGTGGCGGATCTGTAGTGGGCTGTTGCACATTAAATTCAATGGATGAACAGACACCTTTAGAAAAAATAAGGAATGGCGATGATGAGTTCTGTTTTATTGAAATTACTAACGCGATTTGCGAAAGTTTGAAAAATGATGAGGGTATACACCCATCAGCAACTCACTCGAACACGGATTGCGAAGACTTATCGGCTTTAAACGACCTAGCGATAGCAAGGCTTCATAACGCGCTGATGGTTCTAAATATCTGTGATGTCGATGAATATAAATGTTGGCTAGATAGTTTAGTAAGCTGGCAATGGAACGTTGACAAGGCAATAATCTGCGCTATCTGTGGACTTTGGGAAAACATTCATGATTTATGGGATGAAATAGAAGACCTTTGGAAAGAGATTGATAAAATCTGGAAAGAGTTCGCTTTGGTCTGGGCAGCAATTAATGCCATCATTTCTCGAATTAACATCATAGAAAATGACATAAAGAATATCAAACAAAAGATTGTAAACATCGAAACCGAAATAAACAAACTTTGGAACGACAGTAGTTCGATCTGGCAAAATATAGGTGACATTATAAATGTAACTAATCAATTGAAAGATACCGATAAAAGCTTACAGAATCAAATTAACGCAATCAAAAATAAGCTGCCTGGTGGTTTTTCGACTTTAGTGACGAAAGAAATTTGGAGAGGCGTAGGTCACGCTGGGAATAATTTAACTTTGTCTGAATCAGCTTTAAACTTCGATGCTATTCGAGTAAGTTTTAATGTCGGCGGTGCCCAATATTCTGTAGATATTCAGCCGGGATACCTGCAGCATGATGCAGCTAATGTAGCAACTTACTCAGGCATGGATTTCAGTGGTACCAATAAATTAGAAGGTAGTGCTGGTTTGAAAGCTACAAATGCCGCTATGGATGTTTTGAATGTTGTTCCTAGTAAGTCCAACCTAGTTTGGACAAATCTAACCAATGGTAATATTGATCGCTTTTTCCAAGGAACAGCCTGCAATGGACAAGTTGGTGAATGTATCATCAGCAGAATTGAGGGAGTTAAGAAAATTGATTATGCGTAGGATAGGAGGTCTTTAAATGGCATGTGTTAACTGTAAACAAGGTGGTGGTTCAAATTGCTGCAACATGCGAGCAATGGATGTTGCTACGCCTTTAAACGATATTAGGAATGGTGATCCTAACTATTGCTTTACTTCAATTACTGATAAAATCTGCGAGAATCTTATGAATGATGAAGGTATTCATCCCTCAGCAACTCATTCTAATACGGATTGCGATGATTTAAAATCTCTTAATGATCTAGCTACAGGATCACTTCATAATGCATTGATGACTCTCGACATTTGCGATGTGGATGCCTATAAGTGTTGGCTAGATAGTTTGTTGAGCTGGCAGTGGAACGTTGATAAAGCGATTATCTGTGCTATCTGTGGACTATGGAAGCTTGTTCGCTGCTTGGATGAAAAAACACAACAATCGGTTAGAACGGTGAAGTTGTGGAGTGGAGACAGAAATGTTTTTGACTTGCCATCATTAACGATTACTGAAAAGTTAGATGCCTTTGATTATTTAGATTTGCATCTACTTTTTGGTACTGAGCATGTGGTGGGGCGTGTCTCACTAGAAGGCGGCTTAGGTGGTATTCCCACGACTGTTATCATGGACAAAATCAGTTCAAATAATAGTTACAAAATTGTACCTGGTGCATTAGCTGGCAAAGAAATCGGGCTGAGTTTTCCCAATCAGACAACAGTTAAAATTGATCATTTCATTTGGTCAATTACTGGTAGCAGTACACCCACGCTAGATTCTGCACAGGCGGGCGTTTTTCTTGCCTTTAGTAATACAGCAAACACAAAAAAGTATTGCGATTCCCAAGATGTTGCAGGCGACAAGCCACATAAAATTTTAATGATTGAAGGTATCGTGTCTGGTGAGACAGGTTCATGCTTCAAGTAAAAAATAGAGAAGACGGTGGATTATGAAAAATGATAGGAATTTGACAATACATTCAATTACAGCAACTCTCTTTGGAGTGATCTTTGAGCTAGACCCTGTCTATGCAGATAAGATCGCTTTTTTTGGTCGTGAACTTGGACTTGTTTGTCTTATGTTAGGCACTGTCTCATTTTTTGCGATTTTTTCAAAACGAATTGCTTTAAAAAGATGGATGTATTACTTGCATAGTGGTGTCCTTCTTGGATTAACAAGTTTAGGTTTTGTTAGACAGCTTCAAGGCGAATCCAACGTGATGTGGATTTTCACCTTAGAGTTGTTTGTATTTATTATTTTGTCGATAAGGCGGGGTGATGTATTTGAATGAAGCATTGACATTACTCGCTGCCCTTTTAGGAGGTGGAACGGTTGGGACATTAGCGGTAGCTTATCTTAATCACAAGGGGAAGACGGAAGAAAATAAGCTAACTAAAGATGAAAAAGCATTTAGTGTTTTAGAGGGGAGAATACGACATCTTGAAAAAGAAATGGATTCTTTAAAGGCTGAGCTTAAAGTAAAAGATGAATTAGTAGATCGTTTGAAGGAAGAGAACCTTTTGCTGAAATATGAGAATAAAGAATTGAAAGAAGAACTTGAAGAAATGAAAGGGGAACAAACAAATGGAGCAAGTAATTAACACAATATTTGGTACTGGCATCTCAATGAGTGCTTTAGTAATTATCTTAGTAGAGGTGATTAAGAAACCAGATATCATCCCTAGCAAATGGATATCAGTAGTGGCAGTAGTGATCGGAATTTTAACCGGTTGTCTACTGTCTTTTGTTTATCCAAGTGTCGGATCACTAGCTGAGCTTTCGCTTGCTGGAATCGTAGCCGGTGCAGTTGCAAGTGGAATCTACAATCAAGTCAATAAAGGAGGAAAATAATATGGTAGTAAATATCGAAACAGCAATCAATAATATGTACGATTTAATGCGCCGAGCAACCAGATATTCTATGTATGGCAGTAGAATCGGTACAGACGGCACAGCAGACTGCAGCGGTGCGATCTACGATTCGTTGCGCAAAGGCGGAGCCACCAATGCTGGATGGGTACTAAATACTGATTCAATGCACGCTTGGCTGGTTCAAAATGGATTTAAACTGGTAGCGCAAAATCAGTCTTGGGCCATGAAACGTGGAGATGTAATCATCTTTGGACTTCGTGGTTCTAGTGGAGGTGCTGCAGGACACATCGTTATCGCTATTGACGGAACAAATGTCATTCATTGCAATTACAGCGCTAATGGTGTCTCAGTTAATAATGAAAACACATTACCTTATTCAATGGGATTCTATGTTTACAGAATGGAATCAGGATCTGGACCTGCCGTTGTTCCTCCGAAGCCTGCAAACAAAAATGGAATCGCGATTGACAATATCAGCTATGACCAAGCCAAGCATATGGTTCCGTTGATTCAGTCTCGCTACGCATGGACGTTAGCGACAGAACAGGTTAAAGCAATCAAGCAAGCCGATGGGCGTTATACGCTTGTTATTACTTGCGACAACAAGTACAAATACGAACACAGCATTAACCGTTTGAAGCAAGAGTTGAAAACTCATTACCCAGGCTATATGCAGCAAAACATTGCTATCGTAGATGGTGACAAACCTACGATTAAGATTGAAGCTCGTAACATGCCTGTAGCTGCTTTCGAAGGTAAGAAAGAAGGATTTGACATCTATATGCGTAAATTCTTGTGTGATGTCCTGTTGTATGACCAAACCTTCGGACAGCCCAACAGCTATGGTACCTGGGACGTTCGAGTTCTTGGTGAAGGTTTCAATTCACGAGATGCGGCAACTGTCTTAGCTGAGGTTAAAGCGGAAGGTAAGAAAAAAGGAATTCCTGAGACACACATTAAAGGATTCAAGTATTAAGCACAAACAAGCCCCATCCGTCCGGGTGGGGTTGTACATATCATTTGAGTTTAACCGTTGTATATTTTATAATATCCTACAAGTATCACTCATTTAACATAGAAGCGTCATGATACGAATAGACGGAGCGGCAGAGATCAGACATTTGGGGAAGTGTGCTGGTGGGTAGGTGCCGCTCCGTTTAGTTGTGCATTTGAACTCTCTATGAGAAGGGTGTATTCTAACTATAAAAAAATACTATATTTACATTTTCAGAAAAAGGACTACAATAGTTTCAAGACTAGCTTAACAGAAGTAGTCTCTCTTCTATCTAGGACAACTGTTTGGGAAGGCAGTTGTCTTTTTTACTGTTACCTTAATTCAACTAAAGTTGAATAAAAAGTAACAACTATTCAGGTGAGGAGACAACAGATTTAGTGAAGCGGTAAAAAACTCCTCAGCCGGTTTCAGGTGGGGTTGTACATATTTTTTGTATAATACTTGAATCAAGCTCTCCAGATTGATATCATGATACTAGTATTAAATTGGAAGAGGGGAGAATTATGAATACATTCGAGCTTTATGAAGTGAATCAATTGAAAGCTTTCGATTCAAAATTTTCTGAATACCTATCACTTTTAAAAAAATATATTGATCAAACTGATATTAATGAAGAAAAACTGGAAATCAATAAGATGTATTTAAAATCTATTGAGGAGAGTTTTGAAAACAAAGATTTCAACTGTGATCAGTATCTTCAATTAAAATCTGTTTTAAAGGACACTACTTTCACAAGATTAAAAAAACAAGAAATTGATGCAATTATTCGGGTTTTTATAAGGAAAGTAAACTTCGAAACATCTACTTTGGAGGATCGTGATGTAGAAAAAACTTTAGATATAACGAATGAGATTTACGCATCGTTATCGAAGAATATTATTAAATTAAACAAAATATATAATAAAAAATGGAATGATATATCTATTTCGTTTCCAGAAACAAGTACGTATTCATACTTTTCTACATTAGAAAAAAATAAGGAGAATAAAGATGTTAAAAGAGATTACGAATATCAGTCTAAAGCAATTTTCGATAGAGGATAAAGAAGTTATTAATGATTCAGATAACATCAAACTAACGATTATTGGCGAAAGTAATTTGAATAAGCTAGTTCAATTTTCTGAAGATAAAAATGTTTATTCTACTAATGTGTGGTTCAAGATGGCTGTTTTAGAACAAAAACTTACCGAAGAGGAAACAAAAAACTTTGATGACAGTGATTCAAGACTGTATGTTTCCTTAAACTGTATTTTTAAGGTCGATTTTGTTTATGAAGGCTTGGATATAAATGACGAGGTTAGCAAGAATAATTTAGCTAAAGAAGTTGGAAGATACACTGGCCCGTATATAAGAGAAGTTGTAGCAAATATGTTTAACCGTACTCTTTTTCCTGTACCTCCTATCCCGTTGGAATTCTTTGATGAATTAGAGGTTGTTGAGTAAATGGAGCTAAAAAATATTAGGTTTGAAGAGATAGGGAGAGACAGCTTTTATGTATCTGTTCTTCAAAATGCTCACAACATAAATCTAAAAAAAATCTTGTTAAGCAAAGATGCCGACTTAATTGAAACTGTGCTATCTTTCTTTCAAAGAAATAAAGATAATGGTGAAAGATTACGAAATGAATTAGTTCGAATGGATGAAGAGTTAGAATTAAGAAGAATAATATATGGTGATGATTCTGAAGCATATTTGCAAATGGTTAAACTAAAGAGGACTTTAAGGTTAATATACCAGTTCAACTATAAGGAATTTAAAAGGTTTAGAAGCAACTTCGTTGAGTATGTTGCCTTTGTATATTTTTCGATAGTTGCACCGTTCGTAAAAAATAAATTAAATAGGAAAAGACGTTTCTTTCACGAACCTCAGATTTATTACAGAGCAAGTAAAAATTTAGGGAAATCAATCAGTGCGAATGCGCAAGAGAATGAAAAAATAATAATTGGAAATAGTGATAATTTAGTTGATTTAATTCACGTGAATAAAGATGAGTGTGCCATCGATATTTGTGAATGTAAAGCTGATTTAAACCATTTTTTGTTACACCTGAAAAATAGAAGTTCAAATGATCCAGATTGTAAAAAAAGTTTAAAAAAATGGGTTTATATGAATAATGTTCAAAACTTCTTTAATGAAAATGTAGCCGGATGTAGTGCTAAGCTGTATTTTTTCACATTTGCTGACACCATCAATAATGCAGAACAAGTAAACGACGAAGCTATTATCATAACTTCAGCTAAAATATGTTCTGCATTTTGTATCTGATAGTTTATTATTAGAAAAGTTGAACTAAAAGAGATTTCAACACCATTTACACCCCGCGCGACACGGTGTATAATGAACTTACCAACCCAAAGACCTTTTTTTTAACCGCCCACTTCTAACGAGGTGGGTATTTTTAATTGAAATATGCTATAATGCAAGTGGAGAATCTCTCCAACATTTTCTTTTTGCGGCCACTCTCTAATTTCTGGGGAGTGGTCTTTTTTTGCAGAAATGTGATATACTATTTACGGAGAGTCCTCTCCGACTTTTTTTCCCAACCACTCCCTACCTTGTCAGGGAGTGGTTTTTTTGTTTGCAGCAATTTAAATATGGTACAATATACATACTAAATAAACTTCTTTTCTTATTCCATTGCCCTCGGTTCTTGTGTATCGGGGGCTTTCTATTCGCTGAAAACTTCGTTTCCTTCTTCGTCAAAAAACTTCACTTCTCGTAATCTGTAGACATCAAACGTTATGTTTTCTTTAAGCGTGGTGATATCAAAATAAAACACGGCTTCCTTATTGTTTTTGGTTAGAGCTGCTGGCACACGAAAATGATTTACCTTTTGTGTCTCCATTATATAGAGTAGCTCTTTTTGTAGAGCGAACAACGGTATATCAGTGTTGACGTATTTGTGGAACATGGCGATAAACTTGTCGTCCTTGAATGCGAAATCTTTTCGGTGTACTTCTAGCATTGGATCACCTTGATATTAAGCAAATGCTTTCTTCGCAGGCATTGAGCTGTATTCAAATTCCATCATGAGTTTTGTCTTACCAATAACCGAATACTTCTTAATCACGAACTGTTTTCTTCTATTATATTCACCAAATGCTGATACTTTCATTCCATCTTCAACGTCAGCAAGAAAATTAAGAGAGTGACCCGCGATTAAGCAACTTACTCCGTCTAACTTGAAGTAAACTAATGGACGCTCCGACATATTAAGAATTTTGATGCTGCTGACTATTCCAATTTTTGATTCCATGCAATCACTCCCTCATATAATTATTAGACCAACAGTAACGGTGGCGTTGGTATAGCAGTTTGTTGTGGTGCCCACAAATGAAGACAGTTTACGCGTACATTGACATAGTTTTCTTTTTTCGGATGTAACTGCATAACAACTTCATTTTCGTAAAAGCATAAATCTTTTAGTCTGCACATAGTTTCCCAGTCAGGAATGACTCTTTTGTTTTTGCAAGAGATAGACACATGGTCCCACTCTTCTCCGAAAGTGGCAATAACTAAATAAGTCCATTTGCCGCAGACCCATCTAAAAGTTAATCCATCTATTCCTTCATTGACGTCATACACTCTTATTGAATTTTTAATTTCTTCAATTGTTTTCATTCAATCACCTCGTAATCATTATACAAACATATGTTCGGTTTTGTAAAGAAAAAAATAGCCTACCAATGAAAAAGAAGGCAAAATGTGTAATTTTTGGGTAGCTTGAGTATAAAAAAAACTCTAAATGCTGGTATAATAGCATTTAGAGGATATTACGTAAGCCACCTGTCGGGCTTGAACCGACGACCTCCACCTTACCATGGTGGCGCTCTACCAGCTGAGCTAAGGCGGCATCTGTTGAACACAAGATATAGAATACCGAATATCTGAGTGGATGTCAATATTTTTTCTCTTCTTTTTTTGAAATGAAAGTGAGGATATCTGATGCTCAATTTTGAAATGATTCGGCACTACGTTGGGACAAGATTGCTTTTTAAAACAGAGCGGATTGTGGTTTCTATCCGTTTAGGTGAGCTTGATCGCTTTTTTTGAACAATTAGATATAAGACTGTGCATTTAGTGAGACATACCATCTTTACATCTTTAACAGCAGAAGTTTCTACCAAGAAAGAATAATAAATGAACCGAACGATAAAGCACCTTTCTTTGCGAAAAGTCTTTATGGTTCGGTTTTTTTGACGATTACCGGTTGTTCAAAATATCTATGATTTGCGAATAATTTTGATCCTGTAAAATTTCATAGCCTAATTTTTGATACAGTTTTACTGCTGGATAGCTCCAGGTTTGAGTAGTTAAGTATAATTCTTGATCAGGATACAGTTCATGGAGCAATTCTGTCACGCGAATTACCAGTGATTTGGCTAACCCTTTTCCTTGTTCCTCGGGAAGAACTGCTAACCAATGAAGTCGTGGCTTGCGCGTATCATCTGTCCGCCAGGCAGTAAAAGTAGCTACTTTTTTTCCTTGGGGATTTTCGATGAACATCATTCGCTTTGGTAGTTCATTGGAAAAAGGCGCAAAAGAACGTTGAAAATAACTTAAAGCCTCCTCAGTTGAGTCAAATTCAGCCACTTGTGTTTCGATCATTGCCCAATCCTTTTCATCACCTGGCTGGTAAAATACGATACGATAGCCTTCGGGCAACTGATAGGTAGGCAAGGGGGATGCATCAGGTTTTCGAACCATAGTAAATGGAATATAAGGGACTGATTTATCTAACAT